CGCCTACGCCGCCTACGCCGCCGCCTACGCCGCCGCCTACGCCGCCGCCGCCGCCGCCGCCGCCGCCGCCGCCGCCGCCGACGCCGCCGCCGCCGACGACGCCGCCGCCGCCTACGCCGCCGCCGCCGACGCCGCCGCCGCTCCGAAGAAAAGAGCGGTCGCTCGCGATAAATCGCTCGCGGCTTTTTGCGAGGAAGTTGTTCAAGTTCTCATCGGCATGAAAGCGCCGGGCTGCAAATGGCTCGATCTCGCCGAGGCTGCTTAGTGAATGAAGGTGAGGGCCTAACCGCTCGCACCAATCGCGAATGATCCAGTCTTAGTTGTTTCCTGTCAGTCAGCGTTGGTTGCGTCTTGCGTCCGGTCCAACTCCGAACGACGGGTGAGGATTCACTGTGGAAGCTTGCTTTATCGCCGCCATCATCGGCATCGGCCTTGCGCTGATCCTGGTCGTGTGCGGCTGCATCTATTTCGAAACGCGCCGGCATACGGGGATCGCCCCGTGAGCCCCGATCTCACCCTGATCGCCGCTCGCGCCGTCGCCAATGCGGAAGGCTATGCCGCCAAGCGCCTGAGCCGTGCCGAGGTGATCTCAAGGAATGCCGACGTCATGGCCGACCTGGCACGTTGGGGGGCACAGAACCGCGCCAATGATCTCGCCGAGACGGTTCATCACCTATGCGGCTACACGGCGCGCTGGGCCTTCACCCGCGATGGGCGGCAGCGCGATGCCTATAACCGCCTGGCGCTGTCGTTCGTCAGCCTGGTGCGCGGCTTGTCGCTGTCGCGGAAGAAGAGGGCGGCATGACCGGCTCGACCCTCATGCCCGGCCATGCGCCGCTTAAAGACCATCCGATGGCGAACTTATTCCCGCCGTTGCCGGCGTCCGAGCTTGCCGAGCTCGCCGACGACATTGCCGCCAACGGCCAGGCAGAGACGGTCAAGCTGCATCGCGGAATGATCCTGGATGGCCGCAACCGCTATCGGGCGTGCGCGCTTAAAACACTTCCGGTGCGCACCGAGCTTTTCGTCGGCGACGATCGCGCTGCGCTCAATTACGTCGTCTCGAAGAATCTCAAGCGCCGGCACATGGACGAAAGCCAGCGCGCCATGGTGGCGGCGCGGCTCGCCAAGTTCAAGGTCGGCTCCAACCAGCACACCCGCGAGGCTGCGCAAATTTGCGCACCCACGCTGCCCGGCGTCGAGGCCTCCGAGCCGGTGCCGATCGTGGCGCAAGGCGAGGCGGCCGAGCTGCTCAATGTCAGTCGGCGCAGCCTGCAAAGCGCGGCAGCGGTGCAGGAAAAGGGCGCGCCAGAGCTGCAGCAAGCCGTCGACGAAGGGCGCGTTGCAGTCTCGACGGCAGCCGATCTCGCCAGCCTGCCGCAAGAGCAACAGCGCGAAGTCGCCAAGCTCTCGGAAAAAGAGATCCTCGAAGCGGCCAAGAAAATCCGCAAGGAGCAAAACGAAAAGCGCCGCGGCGAACGCATCGGCAAGCTTGCGGCGATCTCCGTCGGCAACAGCGAACTGCCGACCGAGCGTAAATTCCCGGTCCTTTACATGGATCCGCCGACAAAATTCGCCGCCGGCGACAGCGACCGCTCGACCGAAAACCACTATCCGACCATGACCGAGGAAGAGATCGCCAAGCTGCCGATCGGCGCGCTGGCGACGTCTGACGCGGTTCTCTTCATCTGGTCGACCGTGCCGTGGCTCCGCAAAACCATGCGGCTGATCGAGGGCTGGGGTTTTGAATACGTCTCCGAGTTCGCCTGGGACAAGGCCGCGCTCGGCATGGGCTTCTGGAACCGCAGCGCGCATGAGTGTTTGCTGATCGCGACGCGCGGCAAGATGCCGGCGCCGGAGCCGTCGCTGTTGCGGCCGTCGCTCTATCGCGAGGCGCGCGGCAAGCATTCGGCCAAGCCGAAATATTTCCGCGATCTGATCACCGCTTACTACCCCGATCTGCCGAAGGTCGAGCTGTTCCCGCGCATCAACGGTGCGCTTCCGGAAACGTGGTTCGGCTGGGGCAACGAAGCCAACGTCCCGCAACAGCAATCCCTCTTACCTGCGGAAGCGGCAGAATGAGCAATACTCCGCTCAACGATCTCGCGCGCGAATGTCATACTGAGAACGAGCATTGGTGGCGCAATCCCGCGACCGGCGAGCGTCTCAATCGCAACAAGGGCGAGATGATCTGCCTCATGCACTCCGAACTGTCGGAGGCCATGGAAGGCGAGCGCAAGAATTTAATGGACGACCATCTGCCGCATCGGCGGATGGCGGAAGTGGAATTCGCCGACGTTCTAATCAGAATTTTCGATTACTGCGGCGCCTTCGGTTACGACCTGGACGCGGCCGTCGCTGAGAAACGGGCTTACAACAAACAGCGGGCGGACCACAAAGCCGAAGCGCGATTGCGCGCCAACGGCAAGCAATGGTGACGCCATGAAACAATCCCGCGCCGCTTCACTATTTGAATCCCTCGTCAACATCGTCGTCGGCTTCGGCCTCTCGATCTTGTGCCAGGCCTTCATCCTTCCGGCGCTTGGCGTCGCAATTCCGTGGCGGGCGAATTTCCTGTTCGCGGTCGCCATGACGGCCGTTTCGATTGCGCGCCAGTTCACGCTGCGCCGCGTCTTCGAGGCGCTGCACATCCGCCGGCCGCTGTCGCCGTTCATGCAGGCCGTCATCGCCGAGCGGTTCCGGCAGGTCGAGGCTGAGGGCTGGTCGATCGAGCATGACGATCAGCATGCGCTCGGCGAGCTTGCGATTGCTGGCGCCTGCTATGCCGATCATGCCGCCGACCCGATCATGCCGCGGGTGCCGCTCAGGTGGCCCTGGTCGAATGGATGGTGGAAGCCTCAAGGGCTGCGCCGTGACCTCGTTCGTGGCGCTGCTCTGATCATCGCCGAAGGTGAGAAGTTCGACCGCAATCGCAAGCCGAAGCCAAAGCGCCTTGTGCAAGGCGGGTATCAGCCCTCCGGCGGTCCGCGCCCGAAATCTCCGGTCACCACGTCAGGCGTCCAGGCTTCGCCGGTGCGCGAGACCGTTTCCAAGTTCGAAAAGTTCGGCACATGACCGCGACCAAACAAAAACCGGCACATGGCTCCACGCGTGCGGCGAAGCTGCTGCCGGCATTGAAGGTCGCAGCATGAGCGAGTTGATAGCATTGGCAGGGCTCTTGCTCCTTTTCCTTCTGATTTTGCTTGCGGAGAAAATATCGCCGACGCCTTTCTATGTGCCAACACCCGACGGAGTGAAGCAGGTCACACGGAAGGAATTTGAGCGGTTTCTCCGGGACCCATCTAGCTATTAATCGGGAATGATCCAAATGGCGACCAAACAAAAACCGGCATCCGATTTCGTCCCCGGCGCTTTCTACAAGCGCGATGACGGCATGCTGATGGTCGAAGTCACCAAGGGCCAATTCGTCAACGAGATTCACGCGCGGTTTCACTACGGGGTTTCACCACGCAAGGGAGGCAATCATGGCAAAGCGAAAGAGTAATCCGGGGACGTTGGTGCGGTTCGTGACGCGGGCGATCAGCGATAAATGGAAGAACTTCGCCGACCATCGCCCTCCGCATGAGGTTGCTCGCGCTTACGCCAAGACTGCCATCGGCGCCGTCGGGCGCGGCAAGAGGCGCGGCTGCAAGTAAGCCGTCACGAGAGGGCAACGCGAACTGAGAGACCGGACTCGGTCACCGTTCGTCTGAGGGGAAATTCGGTGCGGGAATTGATCGTCGATAGCTTTGCCGGCGGCGGGGGTGCTTCGACCGGCATCGAAATGGCGCTCGGGATTTCTCCCGACATCGCGATCAACCACGACGCGACCGCCATGGCGATGCACCGGATCAATCATCCGGCGACGATGCACATCCCGCACGATATCTGGAAGGTCGATCCGTCCGCCGTCTGCCAGGGCCGCCCGGTCGGGCTATTGTGGGCCAGTCCGGATTGCAAACATTTCAGTAAGGCCAAGGGCGGCAAGCCGGTCGAGAAGAAAATCCGCGACCTCGCCTGGGTGATCGTGAAGTGGGCGCGCCAGGTCGCGCCCCGCGTCATCATGATGGAAAACGTCGAAGAGTTCAAAACCTGGGGGCCGCTCGGCGACGACAACCGTCCGTGCAAGCTGCGCAAGGGCGAGGAATTCAACCGCTTCATCGGCGAGCTTAATAAGCTCGGCTACAAGGTCGAATGGCGCGAGCTGCGCGCCTGCGACTACGGCGCGCCGACCATCCGCAAGCGGCTGTTCCTGATCGCCCGCCGCGACGGCCTGCCGATCATCTGGCCGGTGCCGACGCACGGCGATCCGAAAGCCGATGCCGTGAAATCCGGCAAGCTTCTGCCCTGGCGCACGGCCGCCGAGGTCATCGATTGGTCGCTCCCGTGCTATTCGATCTTCCTGACGAAAGAGGAAGCCAAACCCTTCGGCATCAAGCGCCCGCTGGCGCCGGCCACGATGGCGCGCATCGCCAAGGGCGTGAAGCGCTATGTGATCGACGCCAAAGAGCCGTTCATCGTCTCGTTGACGCATCAGGGCGGCGAACGAGGTGAGGCGGTAACCGAGCCGTTCATGACGGTAACCGGCGCGCATCGCGGCGAAAAAGCTATCGTCTCGCCAGTCGTGACCTACGCGCAGCAAGGAGGCGCGGTACGATCAGCGGAGGAGCCGCTGCACACCGTCACGGCATCGCGCAAAGACGCCAACGCCATTATCGCGCCGACGCTCATTCAAACTGGCTACGGCGAGCGGGACGGACAGGATCCTCGCGTCCCCGGTCTCGACAAGCCCCTCGGCACTGTCGTCGCCGGCGGCGTCAAGCATGGCCTGGTCGCAGCACACCTGAACACGAACCGCAACGCGCAAAAGCCGTTCAACGGCGCGGACCAGCCGACACACGTCGTCACTGCCGGCGGCGCGCATTTGAATGTGGTGACCGCACACCTCTCTGCATTCTTTGGCGATGGCGCCGGAGGCAAGGACCGCTCGGCGAGCGCCGAAGAGCCGATCCGCACGGTGACCGGCGATCCTCGGCACGCCGTCATCGCCGCACACGTCACCAAGAATAATTTCGGCGACAAGCCGGCATCCGGCGCCGCCGAGCCGCTGCATACGGCGACGTCGCAATATAACCGCTTCGGTCTGGTCGCGGCGTTCCTCGCCCAGCACAACGTCAGCCGCGGCGGCGTGCAAAATCCCGGCCGCGATGCGCGCGAGCCGGCGTCAACGATTCTGCAGAGCGGATCGCATCAGGCCGTCGTCTCGGCCGGCCTTATGAACATGCGCGGCACGGCCGACGATCAGCTCATGCCGCGTCCTGTCGAAAGTCCGGCGGCGACCGTCAGTGCGCAAGGCGGTCACCAGGCGGCCGTCAGCGCGTTCCTGACGAAAGCGCACGGCTCCGGCGGGCAGCACCAGGCGGCTGATGATCCTCTGCACACGATCGATTGCAAGGACCGCTACGCGGCCGTGACGGTCGAGATCAAAGGCGAGACTTACGTCATCGCCGACATCGGCATGCGGATGCTGACGCCGCGCGAACTGTTCCGCGCGCAAGGATTTCCCGACAGCTATATCATCAATCGCGGCCAGCATATCGAGATCAGTGCCGGTCACGTCGGCAAGCTGATCGAGCGGCCGATCAGCAAAACCGATCAGGTCTCGAAATGCGGCAACAGCGTCTGCCCGCCCATGTCGCGGGCGCTGGTCGAGGCGAACTTCGCTCCGCTTGAAGTCAACGATAACGGCGTTCCGGAATTCGCGCGCGAGGCTGCGGAATGAACGCCCACGACCCCAACCTGATCGCTCCGCTTCTGCAGACGGCCACCGGCGAGCCGCCGCAAGCCGGCATGGGCCGTTTCTTCCGCGACGATCAGGGCGAGATATTCGAGCCCGACAATCCGCAGCATCGCTCGGCGGTCGCGATCATCGGCGTACTGCCTCTCGATAACGGCCAATGGCTTGTGCGCCATAACGGCTTCTCGATCGACAATCCGCAATTCCCGACAAGAGAAGCGGCGCTGCGCTGCTCGATCGCGCGCAAGATCAAGGATTTCCGGCGCTTTGCGCGACAGTCTGCCGACCAGGGCATCCATTGGGACGCCGGCGCCGCGGGCCGGATGATCGAATGGGCGTTGTCGCTCAAGCCGTCCGTCGCTAGGATAAAGTCGGAGAGTGCCGATGAGCCGCAAGCCGAAACACAAGCCGATTCGTGCCAGCAGGAACGTTCTCAGGATGAAGAACATCTTGAAAGAGCGCGACATCCTCGGCCCGCACACAGCGCGCAAAGCGAAGCGAGCGACGCTGAAAAAGAAAGCGCCGGGCCGCCGGCGCATATAACCGATCCGGTCGTCGCCGAACTCGTCGCCCAAAACAAAGCCCGCAAGGTCTATCCAGCCGGCCACGTCGTTCACCACACCATCGATTATTCCGATCCCGACAAGCCGATGAGCATCGGCGCCTGCGACTGCGGCGCATCGTTTGCCTATCGGCCATCGCAGCATCACGAAATGGACGCCGCGATCGAGGCGCATTGGCAGAAGTTCGATAAAGGAGACGACCATGTCCACCAAGAGCCTGCGCTGCAAACACAAGCGGAAGCTGCGCCGCGTGAGGAGCGGGCAGAAGCTCGCGGGGACGAACCGATCGCTACGGAGGCGAGCCCGCCAGCCCAATCCGTAGCGCCAGAGACGGCAGGCGCTGTCGCGAATCCAGCGCTTGCCGGCTCGCTTCCCGATGATCCGGATTGGATGCTCAAGCTGGCCGAGAAATTGGCTTGGAAGGATGAGGATGACGCGCCCGCTATAGGCCACAAACGCAATGGCGAGTACCGGCACTTTCTCGAAAGCAAGATTCGCCTGCCGATTGCGAACGGCTTCGATATAACGGGCGACGCTCTCAATCCCGCGCTAAAGCCGTTCCAGCGCGATATCGTGCGCTGGGCGCTTAAGCGCGGCAGGGCGGCAATATTCGCCGGCACCGGTCTCGGAAAGACGATACAGCAGCTATCGTGGGCCGATCAGATTGTGAGCCGGTTTGCTGGACCTGTTCTGATCCTGACGCCGCTTGCCGTTGCCCAACAGACGGTCGCGGAGGCGGAGAGATTTTCAATAGCGTCTGTCGCCTACGCGCGAAGCCAAGCCGAGGCTGCCAGCAGCATCGTTGTGACGAACTACGAGCGGCTGGAAAAATTCGATGCCTCTAAATTTGCAGGCATCGTGCTTGATGAATCGAGCATCCTCAAAGCGTTTGACGGCAAGACGCGCCAATCTCTGATCGAGACATTCGCAGAGACACAATATCGGCTGTGCTGCACGGCAACGCCGGCACCTAACGATTACGTCGAACTCGGCAACCATGCCGAATTTCTCGGCATTTTGCAGCACAAGGAAATGCTCGCTACTTGGTTCGTCCATGACGGATCGAGCCGCGCCACAAATATCGAGAACCATGGCCTTCGGCAGGGCAGCGACTGGCGCCTTAAGGGGCATGCCGAGGATGATTTTTGGCGCTGGCTGGCGTCATGGTCGGTCCTGATCCGCCATCCGCGCGATCTCGGTTACGAAGAGGCGGGTTATGATCTGCCCGCGCTTAACAAATTCCCGGTCACGATCAAGACCAAGGGCAGCGAGGGGTTGCTTGAACCTCAACTGGCACGGACCCTTCAAGAGCGACTTGCCGCCCGACGCAATACCTTGACTGAGCGCGTGGCCGCCGCTGCGGCGATAGTCAACAGCGCGCGTGACCGACAATGGCTCGTCTGGTGCAATCTCAACGATGAATCCTCCGCGCTCACGCAGGCGATCCCAGGCGCGATCGAGGTTCGCGGCAGCGACGATCCGGATGTGAAGGCCGCGCGCCTTCTAGGCTTTGCGAGAGGTGAACATCAAATACTGATCAGCAAGCCGAGCATTGCCGGCTGGGGCATGAACTTTCAGCGCTGTGCCGACATGGTGTTCGTCGGGCTTAACGACAGCTTTGAGCAGCTTTATCAAGCGATCCGCCGCTGCTGGCGCTTCGGTCAAACCAGGGCGGTCAATGTTCATCTCGTCGCCGCCGACGTGGAAGGCGCGGTCGTCGCTAATCTCGAAGCCAAGGAAGAGGCTGCCGACTACATGGCGGCATCGATGGCCGAGCACATGCGCGATTTGACGGCCGTCAATTTGCGACCGCAGCGCACGATCTCAATCCACGACAAGCCTATGCAGGTGCCGCAATGGCTGACGTGACAGTGGCCGATCAGGTTATCGGCGACGACTGGGCGATCTGGAACGGCGATTGCGTAGAGGTTGCGCGCGGACTTCCCGATGCGTCCGTGCACTATACGATCTATAGCCCGCCATTCCCGGGCTTGTTTACCTTCTCTGACGATCTTCGCGACATCTCGAATTGCACATCGTTCGCTGAGTTTTGGGCGCATTATGAGTTTCTGATCGAGGAATGCTTTCGGATCACAAAGCCCGGCCGGCTCATATCGATCCACTGCATGCAACTGCCTACAAGCAAGACGCGCGATGGCTATATCGGCTTGCGCGATTTCCGCGGCGAGATCATCCGGGCACATGTTGGCGCCGGTTTTATCTACCACTCGGAAGTTTGCATCCGAAAAGACCCGGTGCAGGCGATGCAGCGCACCAAACACATTGGGCTTCTGCATAAACAGCTTGCCAAGGATTCAGCACTCTCCCGCATGGCTGTGGCCGATTACATCGTCACAATGCGCAAGCCCGGCGAAAATCCTGAGCCAATCAGCGGCATCATGGACTGCTACTTCGGCACGGAAACGACGCCGCACGGGCCGATCGTGCAGGAATCGCGAATGCACGGACGGCAGACGCTGTGGCCGGGGGACGAGCGCTACAGCATCGCCGTCTGGCAGCGCTACGCCGAGCCGGTGTGGAGCGACATTGCGCCGAGTGACGTCCTGTCGCGCGATGGTGTTCGCGATGAAAAAGACGAGCGCCATATCTCACCCCTGCAACTGACCGTCATCCGCCGCTGCGTCGACCTTTGGAGCAACGAGCATGACGTGGTGTTTTCGCCATTCGCCGGCATCGGCTCCGAATTGGTCACCGCCGTGCAGATGGGACGCCGCGCGGTCGGCGCTGAATTAAAGCCATCGTACTTCCGCCAGGCAGTTCTCAATCTTAAAGCCCGCTATGTGCCGGAAGAAACGCCGATGGAGCCGGCACTCTTCGACCTCGCCAAGTTCGACGAAGCCAACGCACCCCCCCCCTCGAATTAGAGGAAGCTGAAACGTGAGCGAGCAAACAAACCCCGGCGAAGGCCATAACAGCGGCGCAACAAAGTCTGCTAGGGATCAGCTCAAGGCCTTCGTCGAGCGCATCGAGCGCATGGAGGAAGAGAAAAAAGCCATCGTTGACGATATCCGCGACATCTATGCCGAAGCCAAGGGTAACGGCTTCGACGTGAAAACGCTTCGCGTCGTCGTGCGGCTCCGCAAGCAGGACGTCGCCGAGCGAAAGGAGCATGAGGCGATCTTAAAAACCTATCTGCACGCGCTGGGGATGCTGTGAAATGAACGAGCGTGCGCAAATTTGCGCAGCCGACGATCCTGACTGGATGCTTAAGCTTGCGGACAAGCTTGCCTGGAAGGACGACGAGCCGGCGGTCAAGTTGCCGACGGTTCTGACGCGCCCGCCGCTCGAAAGCACGGTCGGCACGCTCGATTATTCCGAGCCGGACGATCCGAAATCGCCGCGCTGGCCGCAATGGAAGATATCGGGATCGGCGCATGCCGTGCTGATGGCGCGCAAGCTGTTTGGTTACGACAGCGACGCCTCGATCAACCGGCACTCGTTCGCCGCGACGCTCGGCAATTTCGACGAGCTATTGCTATTGCTGCATCGCTTCCCGCTCAAGATGACTGACGCGGCGCAAGCAATGTTCGATCGCTTCTATCGCCAGCTCGTCGCCGAGCGCCATATCGCCGCGTCAGTACCGGCAGAAACCGCTGCGGGACGGCACTTTCTCGGCAATCTCCTGCCGTTCCAAACCGAAGGCGTCGCATGGCTCTGCGCGGTGCGGAAGGGGTTGCTCGCCGACGATATGGGCCTGGGCAAGACCGTCCAGGCCTTCGGCTTCCTCGATCGGATCAACGCCTATCCGGCGGCGATCGTGGTGCAGTCGCATGTCCAGCGCCATTGGGAAAAGAAGCTGCCGGAATTCATGCGCGTGCGCGATGCCGGCGACGCGCTGCCGGCCAATCCCGACGCGCTGCGCTGGATATCGCTCAACGGCGCAAAGCGTCTCGATGCCACGCCAACAGCGGATATCTACATCGTGCATTATTTGGTGCTGCACGCATGGTCCTCGTTTCTGATCGAGCGCGGCGTCAAGACTGTCATCTTCGACGAATGTCAGGAACTTCGGCACCCCGGCACGCGCAAGCATGAAGCGTGCACTGATCTGTCGCGCGCCGCGGAAAACGTCGCCGGATTGAGCGGCACGCCGATCTATAACCACGGCCCGGAAATGCACACCGTGATGAACGCGCTCTGCCGCGGCGCGCTGTCGACGCGCGCCGATTTCGAGCGCGCGTGGTGCGTCTATGTCGACCGCAAGCTTGTCGTCGATAATCCGGAAGTGCTGGGCGAGTATCTTGCCGATCGGCGCCTGATGCTGCGAAGGCGCAAGGCCGACGTGCAACTGGAACTGCCGGCGAAACGTCGCGTGATCGAACCGATTGCCGGCGATGCCGGTATTTTCGCCGATCTGGTTTCCAATGCCGCAAAGCTCGCGCGCGAAGCCGCCGAAATCGACGATCCGTTCGACCGCGCGCGGATGGAAGCCGAAGCGATCCGCGAAACGCGGCGTGCGACGGCGATGGCAAAACTGCCCGCCGTTATTGGGTTTCTGCGCGGTCTCATGGAAGCCGGCGAACCGACGCTGTGCTTCGTGCACCATCACGCCATTGTCGACGGCATCCTCGAAGCGCTCGACGAATTCAAGCCATCGTGCATCACCGGTCGCGAAGACAAAAACGTCAAGGACGACTCCCAGCGGCGCTTTGTCGAAAACGAGACGAACCTTTGTTTGATCTCGCTGCGGGTCGCGACCGGCCTTGACGGCCTGCAGGCGCGAGCCCGCGTCGTCGTTTTTGCCGAGCTTGATTGGTCGCCGGCCATTCATCGGCAGGCGGAAGATCGCGCCCACCGCATGGGCCAGCGCGACAGCGTTTTAGCTTACTACCTCGTCACCGATCTCGGCACCGATCCGTTCGTCATGTCGACGCTCAATCTCAAGGCCAGCCAATTCACAGGCTTGATGCAGGACAAGAGCGAAACCGACGATGACCGGCGCGACGCCAAGCAAGCGGCGAGCGAACACATGGCGAGCGTGCTGGCGATGCTGCGGAGCCGCGCATGAGACAAACCGCACTCCCGCTGCTCCGCGATCTCGACTTTGGCATCATCGTGTCGCGCTGCCAATTCTGCGGCGCCTTCGCGCTCGCCGATGAGGCCTGCCAAAGCCTGCCGGAACGGCAACGATGCGTGCCGCGCGCATTCATTGAGCTCATCGAGCATGTGCCGGTTGCGGTTGTTTTGGCCGGGGAGGCGATGCTGTGAGGTTTGACCGCCGCAATGCCTGGTCCGATAGCGAAGCGAAAATCGCGACGGAGATATTTACCGAAGCGCAGGCGCGCGGCGGCTTCGGCTGGAAAAGCCGTGCCTTTAGCGCCATCGCCAAAAAACTTGGCCGTCAAAAGACGAGCGTCGAAAATCGGTTCGTGAATAACGGCGGCGCTTTCTCAAGGGCGCGGATGCATGTCGCCGAGCACGCCGAAGGAAAAGCGCCAGATTACGTCATCGCCGAACGCGAGCGCCGCATCGAGGCGATAAATCGTCGGACGCCGACGCAGGAATTCTTCGGCGACCCGCCGCCGGGCTATAGCGCGCTCGACCGTAAAAACGGCGCGGACACCACTTCGCCCACGAAACCATCCTACGGTGCGCCCGTCTCGCCGTCGCGCTGCGATGACGATTCCCCTGCCGTCAATCCCCGCTATTCCCGCTTATCCACAGGCCGGTAAATGAGCTTCCAGGCCATGACTTGGGCGATCGAGCAAAAGACGGGCTCGCCGCGGGCGAAGTGCGTCTTGTGGTCGATCGCCAACTATGCCGGGCCGCTGTGGTTCGCCTATCCGAAGCAGGATCTGATCGCCGACGAAAGCGAGCAATCGTCTGACAGCGTGCAGCGCTATCTCAGCGACCTGGTCGAAGCCGGCCTCGTGCGGCGGGTGAAGCTCAAGCGGTTCGGCCGGCGCACGCATGACTTCCTGATTTTGAAGCCGTCGCCGCTGTTCGGCGCGCCGGTTGACGAGATTTTGCCACACCTCCCAAGTGGCTGCGACATCCTCGGCGAGGCTGAAAACGCTACCGCAACTGGCGGCAGCGTTGATAGTGAAGAAAGCCGCGCGCCAACGGATGATTCCGGCCCTGACGCTACCGCAACTGGCGGCAGCGTTTCCGGCTCTACGCTGCCGCCACCAGCGGTCGACGCTACCGCTCTACAGCGGCAGCCTATAGAGGAACCTGTTAGGAACCTAAACCCTACCCAAAGCCCTTCCCAAGCCGAGCCGCTGCAGGTGGGCGAGAAAGAGCAATCGGCCTACGAGCGCTTCGAACGCTTCAAACGCAAATATCCGATCAAGGTGAACGACTGGAAAGCCGCTTGGCCGTGGTTCAAGGCGCTTTCCGAGATCGATCAGGAAAAGGCCGTCGTTGCTGCCGGTCGCTATGGCCCGGAATGCGAGAAGCTTGCCCGCCGTCCCAAGGACGCCCACAAGTTCCTTCGTGATCGCATTTTCGACGGGTTGTGCGACCCTGTTCCGACGCCGCTTCCGCGTGGCAGCCGTGAATGGACCGCCGTCGCCACGCTGCACAAGATCGCCGGCAAGGAAAACCTGATTTTCGGCTCGAAACACGCCGTTGACGGCGGCATCTGGTATCGAAAGCCGATCACGCCGCAATTGCTGGCGCTGGCATCGGCAAAGCCTGATCGCGAGTGGGTTGCGCTGACGCGGCAACAGGCTGGCGCCTGGAATAGCTTGCTCGCGGAACATCTGGAAATCGAAATCTGGCGTCGGTTGACCGAAGGCTCCCGCGCGCCGTGGCCATGGCCGCCGCGCAAAGACGGAACGATTTCGATAACTGCACCCGATATCGGCTGCAGCGATGAAGAACTTGCGGATTTCAAGTGAAAGCGAGGGGAACATGCTGATGGCGAGCGAGACCACGACGGGCGGGAATATGGCGATGGTCCGGGCGGCAACTTCGAATGGACAGATCGTCGATTATGAGGGACGCAACAAGCTCGATGCGGAGATCGTCGCTGGCGTCACTCCGGCGTGGTATGTAATCGAGACAACACCGGGCCATCAGAAGATCGCCGCGGCCCATCTGAGCGCTCGCCGCTTCGGCATTTACGTCCCGGAGGTCGAAACCGACGAAATGCGCCGCGGTCGTCGTGTCAAATCGCTGCATCCGATGTTTCGAGGATATATTTTCGTATTCTTGTGGGGCATCAACCGGCATTATGGCCGCGTGCTCGCCTGTCCCGGCGTTTTGCGCTTTGTGCTGATCGAAGACAACCCCGCGATCATCAGCGATGCCGACATTGCCCGAATCAAGGCCGTCGAAAACAAGCATCGCCCACTTAGCATCACCCTCGAACTGATCGGTTATCCCAAGAAGAAAAAGCGCTGGCGCAATAGCAACAAAACTCAGGAAGAACGCTTGCGCGAAGAACGCTTTACCGAGAATGAGATCGTCGCCGTCTACACCAAGTCCTACTGGACTGGGATCGAGACGCTTGACGACGACGGAAGGAATCAGGCACTGCGACGAGCGTTGGGCCTCGCTTAACGTACCTGCCAAGCGATTGGACGTGGGAACGGCGACTGGCGGATGATCGGGCCAAGCGAGGTCCGTGGCCAAAGCGAAGCCATGGAGCCGGGGCAAACGCCTCGGCTTTTTTGTTGTCATAGGGTGTATGCTCTATGCTCTCCGCTCAGATGGCCGGCGCTTTCACCGTTTTCAGCTAAATCCGAACAAGCATCGGATGGAACGCTGGCGCGGCCAACAAGGCGGGAACGTCTGCCGGCGCTATCGCCACGACCTGATCACACGCTTAAGGCGTCTGCCGCCGGCACACGGCAGGCCTTGGAACCGTTCGCCGCGGCGTGTGTGATGGCGACAAAGCTGCCGACGCTCAAGCCGCTTGTCGGTCGCTTTGATGGCCGTATCGTCAAGCCATCCCCAAAGACGGCCGATGAGGAACTGCTGACGCAGCAGCACCGGCGCTTCCGTGAGATCGTATGCAGCCGGGCCGACTGGCGCTGCCAGTGGATTGAGGATGGCGTGCGTTGCGAACGCGCGGCGCCCGAGCATCGGATGATCGCCGACCATATCGTCGAACGCCAGGACGGCGGCGCACTCTTCGACCCAGCCAACGGCGCTTGTCTCTGCGTGCAACACAACACGCTCAAAGGCATCGCTGCTCGAAAAAATAGGTCTGGGGGGGTAGGGGGTTAAATTTTCGGGCGGCTCTGCCGCTGTAACCGCGCGACCCAACATCGGCGGATTTTTTTTCTTCCGAGTGATATTTTTTCGAACCGGTGCAGCCTTTGTGCCGTTGAAACTATGGAGGATTTCCCGGTTGGGCGGGGCCAATGCCAGCATTTGTTTTCCGGTGGTCAACATGGCGCCCGACGAGCAAGTTCCAGAGGCCAAGTCCGAGAGCAGCACGCCGCAGCGGGTCGACCTGTTCGGCGACCCGGTGCCTGACGGCTTTGGACTGCGCGGCCGGCCGCAGCACATCGCGACTTCGGAAAACCGCAATAAGGTCATCCTGCTCTTGGCACTGGGATGGGGTAACGAGCGCATCGCTCGGGCGCTCTACATCACCAAGCCGACGCTTCGTAAATTCTACAAGGCCGAGCTCAAGCGCCGCGACGAGCAGCGCGATCGGATGGATGCGGCGCTGGCGATGCGGCTATGGCGCCTGGTCGAAGACGGCAGCGTGCCGGCGATGAAGGAATTCCGCGATCTCGTCCGCCGTAACGACCTGATGATGTACGGCCAGACCGAGCGGCCGCAGCCGGCGCATCAGCCGAAGCCGCCATCGAAGGGCAAGAAAGAGCAGGCGCTCGAGGATGCGCAGCGGCCTGATACCGGGACGCCGCTTGGCGAACTGATGGCGCAGCGGCAGGGCCAGCCCGTCAACTGAGATGTGGGACACCTCCTGCGTCGATTGGGAGGCCCGCATCCGGGCCGGCCGGTCGCTCATACCGAAGCTGCCGCTGATCGAGAGCGAGGCGGACATCGGGCTGCAGTTCTTCGACGAGCTGCAGCTTCCCGATCAGCCCGGCCTGCCAAGGATGCGCGACGCCGCCGGGCAGTGGTTTCGCGACATCGTCCGCGTCGCCTTCGGATCGTGGGACCCGGTCGCCCGGGTCCGCTACATCCGCGACATCTTCGCGATGCTGCCGAAGGGGCAGTCGAAAACGACCTACTCTGCCGGCCTGCTACTGGTCGGCATGCTGATGAACCGACGGCCGCGCGCCGAGGCGCTGTTCGTCGGGCCGACACAAGCCATCGCCGATAACGCCTATGACAAGGCGACCGGCATGATCGAGGCCTCGGTCGACCTGAAGCGGCGGTTTCGCACCCGCGACCACGTCAAAACGATCGAGGACCTGGTCACCGGCTCCGAGCTTCGGGTCAAGACCTTCGACGTCAATATCCTGACCGGCTCGATCCTATTTCTGGCGCTGGTCGACGAGCTGCACTTGCTGGGCCGATTGCCCTACGCGGCCAAGGTGCTGCGGCAAATCCGCGGCGGCCTTGAAAAGACGCAGGAGGGATTGCTTCTCATCACCACGACGGCGAGCGACGACATTCCCGCCGGCGTGATGAAGGACGAGCTCGCGATGGCGCGCGGGATCCGCGATGGCCGGTTCAAGGATCGCGAGGTGCGGTCCATGCTGCCGATCATCTACGAGTTCCCGGCCGACATCGCCAAGGACCAGGACAAGTGGAGCAATCCTGTCAACTGGCCGATGGTGATGCCGAACCTCGGCCGGTCGATGCACCTAACGAGCCTGATCCCGGACTGGGAAACCGAGAAGTCCAAGAACGAGCAGGCGAAGCGGATCTGGGCCTCGCAGCATCTCAACATCGAGATCGGCATCGGGCTCAAGTCGGAATCGTGGGCCGGCGCCGAGTTCTGGTCAACGTCCGAAGACGAAAAGGTTCTGAGGCTTGATGACCTGATCGCGCGCTGCGAGGCGATCGTGATCGGTCTCGATGGCGGTGGGCTCGACGATCTGTTCGGCTTTGCGGCTCTCGGGCGTGAAAGGGAAACCAAGCGCTGGCTGTTGTGGTCACACGCCTGGTGCCATCGCAAGGTGCTGGAACGGCGCAAGGCCATCGCCTCGCTGCTCGAGGACTTCGAAAAGCTCGGCGACCTCACTTTCATCGACAGCGCCGACCAGGACATCCTCGCCGTCGTCGATCTGATCGCCAAGGTGAACGACGCGGGCTTGCTCGCCGCCGTCGCGATCGACAACGAGGGCCCCTACGGGGAGCTCGTCGACGAGCTCGACAAGATCGGCGTCAACGAGGCAAGCGAGCAGATCGTCGGCATCGGTCAGGGCTGGCGCTTGATGCGTGCTATCAAGACGACGGAACGCAAGCTCGAGAACGGCTCCCTCCTGCATTCGCCCAGCGCGCTGATGAATTGGTGCGTCGGCAACGTGAAGATCGAAGCCGGCCGCTCCGGGATAGCGGCGACCAAGCAGAGCGCCGGCGATGCCAAGGTCGATCCGGTGTTCGCGCTGTGGGACGCCGCCGACGTGATGATCCGCAATCCGGAGCCGAAAGGCGCCCGCGGTATCTTGGAATTCTACCGTGCGGCGTCGGAAGCCGCCAAGTCGCCGGCTGTCGCGACCGTCGCGGCGGGATCGAAAAAGGAAATCTGCCTGCGCGCCCCGGCGGGTATTTCCAATGTGTCCAGCATGTCCGGGCGCCAGTACATCGTCGGCGCCGATGGCACCATTGAAGTCGACGAACAGGACAGTGCTTCGCTTATCGACATCGGGTTTGAACGCGTTTCATCCGTGGCGCTCGCCACGACCTAAAGGAGAACCACGGCTATGAGCATCAAACTGATCGCACCGGCTGGCGTAGGCGGCGTCGTCATGGGCCGCAGCGGCACCAACTATACCATCGGCTCCGATGGCACGATTTCTGGCGTCAGCTTTCTCGACGTCGACGCGCTGATGAATGACGGCTTCCAGTGGGCCGTCACGGCGCAGCGGGTCTACAGCACGCCGGGTGCGCCGGCGATCGCTGCGGCTGCGGTCACGGTCGCGTCGACCGGATTTTCGAACGGCACGCTGTCGATCGCGGCACAGCCCGATGTGCCGCGGCAGTTGCAGGCGGTGGTCAATGCCGGCGCAGCGTCGCTGGTCGCGGGCCAGCTCGCGCTGACCTATACGGCGAACGATTCAACGACCCAGACCGACACGCTCAACTTCGGCGGCATCGCTTCGTCGGGAACGGCGACGCTTCAGACATCGAAGGGCGTGGTGCATCTGACCAGTGCCGTCGTTTCCGGCGTCTCCGGCGGTTCGTCGCCCGGCGTGCAAGTCGGCACCAACGGCACCATCGCGGTTCCGGTCGATCCGGGATTCGTCGACTTTGCGGTGATCAAGGAGACCAAGCTGACGCCGACCGCCGGCACGCTCGGTCTGATGGTGCCGGCCGACGAGACGATCGGCACGGTGACCGCAGCGGGCGCTTTGATCGCGCCGACACAGGCACCAGACGGCACGCATCAGCTCAGCTTCGGGTATACCTACACCTTCCCGGGCTAAGCAGTGCACGGCACACTGAATAGCCGAGCCGCAGATCTTCTGCGGCTCGGCGCCGAACGCATGTCGGCCGGCGACAGCGGCAACGCCTTTGCGTTGCTGCAGGCCGCGCTCGACAGCGACGTCGACTATACGCAGGCCTATCATAACCTCGCCGTGATGGTCTGCGGTGCCGGCCGTTACGATGCCGCGATCGCGCTGTCTCGCCGCGCGCTGGCGAGCGAGCCGGACAACGGTCACGTCTGGGACAACCTCGGCAATACGCTGTGGCGGGCTCAGCGCTTTGCCGAGGCGGAAGCGGCACTGACGCGGGCGCGGGATCTGCTGCCGGACCATTACGGGCCGCATCACAATCTCGGTTTGCTGTACTATGCGACTGGGCGATCAAGCCACGCGATAGCATCATTCAGGCGGGCGCTGGCGATCAAGCCGGATGCCGTCAACTGCCTGTCAGACTTGGCCCATGCCGTGCTCAAGTCCGGTGATCTGGCGCTCGGTCTTGATCTGCTCGAGGTGCGCTGGGCGGGGATGCTGATCAAGAACCCGATCTGGGACTGCGGTCTGCCGAAATGGAACGGCGAAGAGTTCGGCGGCAAGACGCTGCTGCTGCACCATGAGCAGGGCTTCGGCGACACGCTGCAGTTCGTTCGCTTCATCCCCGAGATCATCAGGCGCTTTGCCGGAGAACAGGCGACGGGACCGGCTCGCATAGTGTTGGCTGCGCCGAAGGCGCTCCATCGATTGCTGCGCGGCCACTGCAAGATCGATCTGATCATCGATATCGACAGCCCGGGCGACATCGTATGCGCCGCGCGTGATGCACACTTTCACTGCCCGCTGATCTCCGCCGTGGCGCTGTGCAAGCCAAGTTATGAAACAATACCTTCGGCGCCATACCTGACGGCGCAAGTGCACTGCGATCGGTCCTTCCGTGATGGCGGCGCGAAGCTCGCCGTCGGTCTGGTATGGGCGGCTTCGCCCGGTCACGAGCGGAGCCGACAGCGGTCGGTCCCGGTCGGCGACCTGCTCGATCTCGGCACCATTCCCGGCGTCCGGTTGTGGTCGCTGCAGATCGGACCCTATGCACAAGAGCGGATTGACAGCGGTGCCGAATATCTCGTCGGTGACGCGACGGCCGGCATCAGTGACTTCGCCGACACGGCAGCAGTGGTGCAAAAGCTCGATCTTGTCGTCGCGGTCGATACCGCGGCGGTCCATGTGGCCGGCGCACTCGGCAAGCCTTGTTTCATGCTCAATCCGATCAATCCGTGCTGGCGCTGGTGCAAGGGTGCGGCACCCTGGTATCCGTCGGTCGAGCTTTTCGATCAGGTTGCGCCCGAAAACTGGCGCGCGCCGCTCGCGGCCATCAAGCAACGCATCGCGGCGATGGCCGATAGCGCTGTAGTCATTCGAGGCTGAGCATGGCCGATCCGCAGCGCGGCGCCGGGCGACCGACCTGGGCGCTCGATCCCTATACGGTCAATGTGCAGTACGGCGCCTCGGCCGGCATCACCCGCGGCACTGGTGCCGACTGGTTCGGGCCGCTCGATCCTATGGCGCCGACGGCGCCACCGGAGGTCGCCGGCCGGCGTTTCGATTACGCACCCGGCTACAACCTGCAGACCCGGCCGCGGGCCTTCGAGCCGATCGGGTTTTCCGAGCTGCGCTGGTTCGCCGATGCCTGCGATCTGCTGCGGCTCGTCATCGAGACACGCAAGGACCAGGTCGAGCGCCTGCGCTGGACCGTCAAGCCGCGCGATCCGGTGCTCCGCCGCATGAGCAAGCGCCCGGCGGACATGCAGGGCCGGATCGACAAGGTCATCAGCTTCTTGCGCCGGCCGGACGGCTTTACGAGCTGGAAAGGTTGGATACGCTCGCTGCTCGAAGACATGTTCGTCATCGACGCGGCGACGCTTTATTGCCAGCGCAGCCGCGGCGGCCAGTTGCTGGCGCTGCATCAGATCGACGGCGGCACCATCAAGCGCGTGATCGACGATTGGGGCCGCACGCCGCTGCCGTATCGCGGTCCGGAAGGCATGGTCTATCCGCCGGCCTATCAGCAAATCCTCAAAGGCCTTCCTGCCGTCAACTATTCGACCCGCGATATCATCTATCGGCCGCGTAACATCCGCTCGCATCGTGCCTATGGTTATTCGCCGGTGCAGCAGGTGCTGATCACCGTGCAGATCGCGCTGCGCCGGCAGTTGTGGCAGCTCGATTACTACACCGAAGGCTCGATCCCCGACGCCTTGATCGGCGTGCCGACGACCTGGACGGTGCAGCAGATCAAGCAATTCCAGGAATATTGGGACACGGAATTCTCAGGTGATCTCGGCAAGCGGCGGCGGGCGAAGTTCGTGCCCGGCGACGTCGCCATGAAGGTGCATCAGACCAAGGAGCCGGATCAGAAAAGCGTGTTCGACGAGTGGCTGGCGCGGGTCATTTGCTACGCCTTTTCGGTCAATCCGCAATGGGCCGTCAGCATGATGAACCGTGCGACGGCGAAGGAACATTCGACAACCTCTGAAGAAGAGGGTCTTGAGCCGACCAAGGAGTGGATCAAGGATCTGATCGACGACATCGTCGCCAACGAACTGGATTCCTCCGACATCGAACTGGTGTGGATCGAAGAGGACGACACCGATCCGGTCAAGCAGGAAACCGTGCTCGAAGGCCGCGTCAAGGCCGGCGCCATCACGCTCAATGAGTTTCGCGACAATATCGGCATGGAGCGTTACAACGATCCGGCCGCCGACAAGCCGATGGCCTATACGGCGCAGGGCTACGTTCCGGTCGAAGCCAATATCGGGGCGTCGCCGTTCGGCGCTAACGGTGCGAAGCCGGCGCTGCCGGCGGCGTCCGACGAAATCGCCGCGCCGACCGAGACCGAGGGCAAGGAGCCGACGCCGGCCGAGGAAGAGGTCGTCGACTGATGTCGACGTTCTCTGCGCCCACGAGTGCGACTGACGGCTTGCAATCCTACGACCTTGAAGGTTCCAGGCGCCGGCGTAAACGGCGCAAATCCCCATCCGGTGAAACGGAGACAACGATGACTGCCACGGCCACCAACGACGCGCTCAAGTTGTTTATCCCGATCACCAAGGTCGATGCGGCCAAGCGCCTGGTCTATGGCGTGGCGACAGCCGAGCTGCCGGACGTTGCCGGCGAGGTGTGCGATTACGCCACGACCAAGCCGCTTTACGAAAAATGGTCCGGCGAGTTTGCCAAGAACACCGACGGCAAGAGCGTCGGCAATCTGCGCGCCATGCACGGCAATGTCGCCGCCGGCAAGCTGACCACGATCAACTTCAACGACGAGGCGAAGAAGATCGAAATCTGCGGCAAGGTGGTCGACGACGCCGAGTGGAAGAAAGTCGAAGAGGGCGTTTATACCGGCTTCTCGCAGGGCGGCAAATACGTCAAGCGCTGGAAGGATGGCGAGGTGACCAAATATACCGCCGAGCCTTTCGAGGTCTCGCTGGTGGATTCTCCGTGCCTCAAGGAGGCAACCTTCGAGATCATCAAGGCCGACGGCTCGGTCGAGATGCGCAAGTTCAAGGCGGTCGAACCGGAAAAGCCGGCGCCGACCGCGGCCGAGATCGTCGTCAAGGCGCAGGAACTGGCGAAGGCCGCCGGCGACGAAAGCAAGTGGGCCGAGCAGATCGAGGCGGCGACCAAGGCGCTCACGGTGACCGCGGTTGCGCCTGTTGCCGCGCCGGTCGCCAAGGTCGAGACGCCGAACGACAACGAAGTCGGCGAGCAGGTCTGGGTCAACGAACGGCTGCCCGGCAAGACTTTCAAGAAAAAAGCCGATCTGCGCCAGGCGCTGGTCGATCTCGACGCCGAGACGGCGGCGAGGAAACAAGCCGGCCCCGTGCTCGAAGCGCTGGCCGGCATCAAGACCATGCTCGAAAAGCAGAACGGCGGGGACGCTGCGGCTGCAAAACCGGGCGAGACTGTCGTTGCAAAGGTCGATCCCGCGACCGCCGGGGACGGCACGGTTGCGAAGAAAGACTATAGCGACGACGAGCGTAAGGACATGGCAGACAAAGGTGAGGCCATGAAGGACGGATCGTTTCCGATCAAAGACAAGGACGATCTGGAAAATGCGGTCAAGGCCTACGGCCGTTCTAAGAACAAGGCCGCGGCGAAGCGGCACATCACCAAGCGCGCCAAGGCATTGAAGCTGACCGATCTGCTGCCGGCCGACTGGGCCGGTTCGACCAAGGATAAGGAGTCCAAGAAAGTCGCCGGGGACGGCGGGCTTTCGAAGGGTGCCGATCTGTGGTCGATCAGCGATCTGTTGCTGTTGCTCGACGGCGTCTCGCGCATGGAAGACAATGCCGAGCTGCCGGCGTGGAGTTTCGGCAATTCCGTCGATCTGCCGAAAGACCTGTGCGATCGCTTTGGCGCAGCGCTGGTCGAGCTCGGCGATATCGCAGCCGAAATGCTCGACATCGTCCTCAACTCGATGAAGGAAGAGGAAGACGCCGAGGCGGCGAACGAAGTGGCGGCATCCGTCAAAACCGCCGGCCTGGTCAAGGCTGTCGTCGGGGCGGCGCTGATCAAGGCTGGCGCGAAGCATTCGAAGGCCGACAAGGACCGCATCGCGCAAGCGCACGATCTTTTGGTCGAGCTCGATCCGGATTGTTGCGATGCCGCCGACGATGAAGGCGACGAGGATGCCGAGAAGCTGGTCAAGGCCTTGACCGCCGAACGCGATGCCGATCGCAAGGCGTTTGCTGCCGAGCTTTCGGCCATTCACGAGGTCGTTAAGCAGATTGCCGCACAGCCGCTGCCGATGGGCACCACGTCGGTGACCTTGCGCACGGTCGAGAAGTCACACGACTTCGGCGCCGTGGCCGATCAGCTCGGCGCGGCCTCGTCGGAGACGGACGGCCTGAGCCGGCTCGCCTCGACGGCGTTGCGCGTCGCGCAGCGCAGCTAACAGAAATTCAGTCATCGCGGGCCGGGGACGGTCTGCCGCGTATCGCCTACGGCCGCCGGGGACGGCGCCGCGAACCGCGCACCAAGCGTGCGCATGCACCACCTCAACACGGGACACATCCCATGTCGCAAATGATCAAACTCACGCCCAGCGTGAAAGACCTGCTGATGAAATCGGCGGGCACCTGGGTGCCTTCGCTGAAGGAGGACGTCGCGATCGATGCGTTCATCGCCTCGGTCGAGAAGGCCTTCAATTCGCCGCTGCCCGGCGACCCGCTGTCGTTCATCAAGTCGACGTTCACGCAACCGGGCTCTGCCACGGACGGCCTCAATTACTACGATCTCGAGACCGGGGCGAAGTTTCTCTATCCGGTGCTCACGCCGCTCCGCAACGAAATCCCGCGCATGTCCGGCAAGGGCGGCATCCAGGCGAACTGGCGCGCCGCGACCGGGATCAACACCTCCGGTCAGCGTGTCGGCGTCTCGGTCGGCAATCGCGGCGGCGTGCAGGCCATCACCTATGCCGACTACTCGGCAGCGTATAAGGGGATCGGCATCGAGACCAATGTCGACTTCGAAGCGCAATATGCCGGCATGGGCTTCGACGACATCCGCGCCATCGCGGCCAAGGTCGGGCTGGAAGCCTGCATGCTCGGCGAAGAGGCGATGATCCTCGGCGGCGACACCTCGGTGGCGTTGGGGCAACCCTCGCAGCCGTCGCTGTCGAGCTCGTCCGGCGGTACACTGACGGGCACGGTGTCGGTGATCTGCGTTCCACTGTCGCTCGACGGCCTGCTCAACGGCACCGTCTCCGGCGGTATTCAGGGCCAGATCACCCGCGTCAATGCCGACGGCTCGTCCGATACGTTCGGCGGTGGCGCCGGCAAGCAGAGCGCCAACGCCACCATCGCCATGGGCGGCAACGGCACGCTGGCCGCGACCGTCACGGCAGTCTCCGGCGCCATGGGCTACGCCTGGTTCTGGGGGGTTGCCGGCTCCGAAGTGCTCGGCGCCATCACCACCATCAACTCGCTGGTGGCCTCGGCGAACGCGACCGGTGCGCAGACGGCCGCATCGCTCGGCGCCAACGACAACTCGACGAATGCGCTGGCGTTCGACGGGTTGCTGACACAAGCGATGAAATCCGGGTCGAATGCCTATGTCGCCTCGCAGGCGACCGGTACGGCCGGCACCGGTACGCCGCTCACCGCGGACAATGCCGGCGGCGTGGTCGAGATCGATGCGGCGCTCAAGAACCGCTGGGACAACTACCGGCTCTCTCCCGACACCATCTGGTGCAACTCGCAGGAAGCCGAGAATATCGGCAAGAAGATCCTTGCCGGAGGCACCACGGCCGCACAGCGCTTCGTCTTTGCCACCAACAAGGACGACATCGGCGGCGGCATCATGGTGTCGACCTACAAGAACAAGTTCTCGCTGGCGGGAGGGCAGGTGCTCAGCATCCGCATCCACCCGAACATGCCCGCGGGCACCATCCTGATGACGTCGAAGCGGCTGCCCTATCCGATGTCGGGCGTCGGCAACGTCATGCAGATCCGGACGCGGCAGGACTACTACCAGATCCAGTGGCCGTTAAAGTCCCGCAAATGGGAATCCGGCGTCTATGCCGACGAAGTTCTGCAGCATTATTTCCCGCCGTCCATGGCGGTGATCAACAACATCGGCAACGGCTAACAGACTGCTGCTGGAATGTCTTCAGCGAGGCTGCGCAAATTTGCGCAGCCTCGTCGTCAAATCCGTTCCAAACAATGGGTGACCTATGCGATTGAAAGCTCCGGAAGGCCGCGGCAATCCCGTCATTCGCGGCATTGAGATCAAGCCGAACAGCAAGGGCGTCTATGACGTCGATACGGCCGACGGCAGGCACCTGGTCGAAGCCTTCGGCTATATCGACGTCGATGCGCCGCCGAAGGTGGCGGCACCGACCGGCGTCAACAGCGCCGCGCTGCGCGACGGCGTGCTTGGCGCGCTCAAGCATCTGGGCGTCGCCGTGCCGGCTGACTATGCCGATGCGCGCATCGCCGACGTCCTGGTCGATTCCGTGAAGGAACACGTCGCCGGCGTGTCGGCCAAGATCAAAGCGGCCGAAGACGCGGTGCGCGCCGAGCTGGCCAAGGGCGACGGCAAAGACGGCAAGACTGCCTAAGCGATGGCCGCGTCGGACCTTGCCATTCTGTCGGATGTCAAGACGTGGCTCGCCGGATCGAGCGGGCTTGGTTCGTCCGATGATGCGCTGTTGGCGCGGCTGATCACGGACGTCTCCGGCGCGATTTACGCCTATTTGTGCCGCTCGACGCTGCTGCCGCGTGTGGTCAACGAGCGCTATGACGGCAACGGCAAGGAGCGGCTCTATCTGCGCAACTACCCGGTGACCGCGATCTCCTCGCTGGTCATCGGACAGACTGCGATCACTGCTGCGCCGACGCCAGGCGTCGGCGTTTCATGGCAGGCCGGTTATCTGCTCGACCCATGGGACGGCACGCCTCCGGGCTGGCCGCAGGCGCTCGATCTGCGCGGTCATCATTTTCATCCCGGCCGGCAGAACGTGCTGGTGTCCTACGCGGCGGGGTACCAGGTTGTCGGCGAGCCAGCGACCGTTCCGGCTAATCCGGGGCCTTATACCTGCACGCCGGCAGCGCCTTATGGTCCGTGGGGCAGCGACCAGGGCGTGACCTACGCCAACGGCACGGCGCTCACGCCTGTCACCTCTGCGCCCACGCAAGGGCAGTATCAGGTCGTCATCACCAACACGCCGGATACCTCGCCGCCGGCCTATAGTATTGCCTATACCTTCGCGGCGGCTGATGCCGGCGCGGCGGTGCTGATCTCCTACGGCTTTATTCCAGCGTCGATCAACAATGCCTGCATCGAGTGGGTTGCGGAGCGCTACCGCTACCGCAGCCGCGTCGGGCAATCGTCGCAGACCGTCACCGGGCAGATGACCTCGGCCTATTCGCTCAAGGGTGTGCCGGATTTCATCAAGGCCTCGCTCGATCCCTATAAGGCCGTTGCTACGGCATGAGTGACGATGCCGTCGTCCAGGTCGATGCCTCGCGCGTCAACCTCAAGCTCGAGCAGATGCCCGAGGACGTGCGGGCGGCGCTGCTCGATACGGTCATCGATCTCGGCGGCACGCTGGTCGACTTGGCGCGTTCGCGCGCCGAGACACTCTTACAGGTCAAGACCGGAAAGTTCGTCAGCCGCATCCGCTTCGGGCTCAAGCGGCGCAAGAACACCATCGCCGGGCGCGTCTATTCATCCGATCCGACGGCGGCATTGTTTGAATGGGGCGGCAAGACCGGCGCCCATGACATCCTGCCCAACAAGGCGCAGGCGCTGATGTTCACGATCGGCGGCAAGACGTCGTTTTTCGCTGGCGTTCATCACCCTGGTGGCACTTACGCCGCGCGCAACATCATTCACGGCGCGTTCGATCCGATGGAAGCCCAGATCGCCGGCGCCCTTGAAGATGCGGTCGATGGTGCGGTGGCGAAGCGATGAGCGCAACCACACGCGAACAGATTGCCGATGCGTTCTTCGCGCTGATCGCACAGGCCTCCGGATTCAAGGCATCGAGCCGGCGCTTCATCCATTGGGATAGCGTCAACGAAACGCAGATGCCGTTTCTGACCATGCTGAAGACCGGCGAGGAACGCAGCCGGCAGGACGAGGGCCTGCCGATCATCGCGCTGACCTATCATGTGTTCGTCTACACCTCGGCCGGGCAGGATCCGGAAGACGTGCCGGAAACCGCGATGAACACGCTGCTCGACGCCATCGATGCGGCGGTGACGCCGACCGGCAGCGACGCGCTGGTATGGGGCAAGCAGACGCTCGGCGGGTTGGTTTCGCACTGCTACGCGCTCGGCGACGTCTTCGTCGATGCCGGCGATATCGACGGCAAGGGCGTGGCGACGGTCAAGTTCCAGATTCTCGCCCCTTGGTACTGATCATCCTCAACTCGTACCCGTAAAACGCCAAAGGAGCCTCGGCCATGACGCAATATTCGTTCTCGACGGGTACGCTCATCCTCAAGCGCACCGACGTCGCCAACACGCAGCCGGCCTTGATGGGCACGCTGCAGGACAACTCGATCGAATTCGACCGCAAGATCGAGACGCTGCTCGGTCAGTACAACATGGCGGTCGCGGTCGGCGCCGGCGAGTTCAAGATCAGCGGCAAGGCCAAGTTCGCCCGCTTGCAGGCGACGCAGCTCAACAATCTGTTCCTCGGCCCGAACGCGACGCAGACGACGGCGCTCAATCTGATCACTGCGACAGGCGAGACCGATACGGTCACTTCGTCGGGCGGTCCGGCCAGCGGCATCGGCTTTACGGTGACGAACGGCTCGACCTTCGTCGAGGACTTGGGCGTATTCACCGCCGCCGGCGTGCAGTTGACGCCGGTTGCCTCCGGCCCGGTGGCCGGCGTGTCCTACGTTCCTGGTGTTGCCGCGACCGGCGCCTATGGCTTTGCCTCTGGCGATGAGAACGTCGCCTATACGGTGTACTACCGCTACACGACGTCGGGATCGGGCAACCAGACTGCGCTCGCCAATGCGCTGATGGGACCGCTGCCGATGTTCGAACTGAATTTCCAGGAAAGTTTCACCTATTTCGGCGTGGCGAAGATCCTCAATGTGAAACTCAACGCCTGCTTCTCGCCGAAGCTGTCGCTGCCGTTCGCGATGGGCAAGTTCAATATCTCGGAGCTTGACTGGCAGGCGATCGCGGACTCGTCGAACAACATCGGATATCTCTCGACCACGGAGTAGTTCATGTCGCTTGAATTGAAAGAGGGCGCAGAGACGGAGGGGCTGCCGACCATCACGCTCGACGGGGAGCCTTACTTCGTGGCGCGGCTGCCGTTGCGCAGCCGCATCGGCATCACCGCGGTGCTGCCGAAGATCGGCGAGGCCATCAAGAAACTGCCGGGCATCGATGCGATCCAGGCCGGGGCGACCGTCGAGTTTCCGGAGGATGTCTCGCTGGCGTTCGTCGACGTGATCTATTTCGGGCTCAAGCCGCTCTATCCGAAGATCACGCGCGAGGACGTGCTCGATATCCCTACCGATCTTCTCGAGCTGATGGCGGCCATTCCGATTATCGCGGCGCAGGGACGCAGCCGGAGAATCCCCGCGGGGGAACCACAAGCGACGAGCCTTTCGACGAATCCGACTGGCGCCGCCTCGTCGCCGACCTCGTAATCGATCTGGGCTGGGACCGGGAGCGGGTCCTCGATCTCGACGTCGACTTCCTCGACGATCTATTCGAAGCGTTGGCCGAGGTGCCGCCGCTGCGGCGGATGGTCGGCGCCTATCTTGGCTTCAAGCCGAAGCCCAAGGCCACCAAGAACTTTACCGAATTGCTGGCGATGTTTCCTGCCGGCGTGATCAGGTGACGGCAAATGGCTGGCAGCGACGTCCAGGTCACATTCGGCGCCAACATCGCCCCGCTGGTCGCCGGCGTTGAGCAGGTCAAGTCGTCGATCGACGGCATCGGCCAGGCGGCGCGAAGCCTCGCCGAGGCGTTCGGCATAGGCTTTAGCATCAGCGGCATTGAGAGCTTCGTCAGTGCGATGGCCGAGCTCGGCGAAAAGGTCGATACGGCGTCGACGGTGCTAGGGCTCTCCGCGGTCGATGTGCAGAAATACGGCTACCTGGCCAAGGCCTCCGGCGTCGATTCCGATACCCTCGTGCAGACGCTGGCGCGGCTGCAGCAGAACCTGCAGCTTGCGCAGAGCGGACTCGGCCCGACGGCGCGCGCCCTTCAGGCGATGGGATTGTCGGCCAAGGAACTGGCCGCGCTGCCGATCGATCAGCAGATACTCAAGCTCGCCGATGCGTTCGCCAAGTATGCCGACGGCGGCCAGAAGGCGGCGCTGGCGAACGAGTTGGTGAGGAACGGCGCTCAGACGTTACTGCCGGTTCTCGATAAAGGCAGCGAAGGCGTCAAGGCTTTGACTGAGGCTGCCGTGAGTGCCGGCACCGTCATGACGACACAGATGGTCAAGGCGCTGGACGGCGTCGAGCTAAAAGGCGTTACGCTGCGGGCATCCCTAACGGCGCTTGGCGGGACATTGGTCGGCTATTTCTCGACCAGCCTGGATAGCGCGGCCGATTGGTTGACCACGGCGGCGAGCGATATGACGGCGCTGGCATCCGCCGGTACGCTTGGCACTTTCGTCGCAAAGGTAGCGTCGGAAGCGTGGGAGCGGCTGGGGCGCGACGTGTCGCTGGCCGCGACCCTGATGAAGGACTTCTTCGTCGCCTCGCCGGCGACGCTCGCCAACGATTATGCGGCCGGCATGGCGCATATCGAGGATGCCGACCAGAACTATGTCGCCGAACTCGACGCCATGGTGGCGCACGCCAAGGTCGCCTACGGAGACCTCTTGGCGGCACAGTCCGGTTCGAATGATAATAGGCCGGCTGCGCCATCGTCCGCCGCGCCGAATGCCGGCGCCGAAAAGGCTGTCGCCGAACAATATCAGTCGATGATCAAGACGGCGCAGGATTCCTACGCGCTGTTGAAGCAGCAATATTCCGGCGACGTCGCCGCGCACAAGATCACAGTCGACCAGGAAACTGCGGCGCTTCTCGCCGCGCTCGACGAGCGTTGGGCGATCGAGCAGGCGCTGTTCGAGCGGGAAAAGACGCTCTATGCGCAAGGTTCGGCACAATATAACGCGGTGCTCAAAAACGAGCAGGCGGCCTATCAGGCTTATCTGAAAGAGCACGAGCAGGCGACGCAGGCACAGCTCAAGGACGATACCAAGGCTTGGGAATCCGTACTGCAGCCGATCGAGAGCGGCTTTAACTCGCAGCTTCGCGCGCTGCTCGCCGGCACCGAGACTTGGGGCCAGGCGATGAAGAAGATTATGGGCGATCTGGTTATTGCCTTCATCGAAGGCATCGAGAAGATCGTCGTCGAATGGATTGCGGCACAGCTCGCGATGGCGGTCGGCGCTCCGGCGTCCTTGCTCGCCAACGCCGCAAAATCGATCCAGGCCAATGTTGGCGTGGTCTATGCCGGCGAAGTCGCCAATATGGCGCTCACGCTCGGCCCGGCGGCACCAGCCGCGGCTGCGGGAATTGCCGCGACGGTGGAAGCAACCGCGCTAGGCATGTCGGCGCTCGACGTCGGTGGCTTTGTGCAGTCGAGCGGGTTGGCGATCGTGCACCAGGGTGAGACGGTGGTGCCGGCGAGTGTCAATACTCCGTATAGCGGGGGCGGAAGCGGTGGCGGCGGCAATCCGATCCAATTCCATTTCAACGGCCCCGTCATCGGCACGCAGGCCTGGATCAATCAGATGATGCCGCAGTTCACCCGCGCGTTGAGCGGGTTTCAGGCGCTCAATCCGAGCGCAGCCTAGCCGGACATGGGGACATATAGCGGGGCGGTGCTGCCGAGCCTGATCGGGCTCGCATTCCCGATCAAAGGGCCTTCGCCGAACTGGCCGACGGTCAAACATGATGCGCTGTCGCTCAAGCGCGTGCGCTATCCGCTCGTCAGTTATCCGAGCTACGGCTACGAGATTTCCTTCAACGTGCTGCGCACGGCGTCGGCCCTGGCCGAGCTGCAGACGCTGCGCGGCTTCATCAATTCGGTCTATGGACCGGCATTGTTGTGGGGCTACACCGATCCCAACGACAACACGGTCACCAATCAGAACTTCGGTGCCGGCAACGGAACGACGACAGGGCCGTTCCAGCTGGTGCGGACCTTCGGTGGCTTTACCGAACCGGTGTTTTTGCTCAACGGCACGCCGACGATCTCCGTCGCCGGCACGCCGACCGCGGCCTATACACTCGACAATTATGGCAACGTCACCTTCAACAGCGCGCCGGCGAACGGCGCTGCGCTGACCTGGAGCGGGTCGTATTATTGGCCGTGCCGGTTCGATGACGAAGTTACGCAGTTCGAAAACAATCTGTCGGGCTTCTTCAACCTGAAGTCGCTCAAGTTTTCGACGGAAAAGCTGCCATGAAGCCGGCGGTCCCGGCATTGGTCAGTCTTATAAATACGGTGATCGCCGGCACCGCGGCGATGTGCGACTGGGATCTCTATACGGTCACTGATTTCGCCGGCAACGTTTATCGCTACACGACGGCGGACTTCCCGATCAATTGCGGCTCCGGCACTAATGCGGGCGGCTTGCCGCAGCCTTCGGGGGTTTACTCACCGGTCGGCGTCCGCGTCGATCAAAGATCGTCGAAGACGCAGGCGCACTGGAAGGTCGGCTTGGACGCCGATCAATGGACCGTGGTGATGATGCCGCGGCCATTCGACCTCGTGACCGGAGCGACCTTCCCAGACATGATCGGCAGCGTGCCGTTCCTGCAGGCGCTGCAGGCCGGAGCATGGGACGCCGCCGACGTGCAGGTTGACCGGGCATACTTCTCGAGTGTGCCGACCTGGCCGATGCCGGCCGGCGGTGCGGTGCCGGTCGGAACGATCACTATCTTCGCGGGACTTGTCGCCGAGGTCGATACGACTGATGCGGTCGCGGTCGTCACGATCAACGACTATCGCAGTCTGACCTCGTTCTCGATGCCGCGGCATTACTTCCAGGGCATGTGCCGCCATCAGCTCTTCGATGTCGGCTGCAACGCCAACGGCAACATGAATCCGGCGACGTTTGCGGTAAGCTGTACGGCAGGGGCCGGCTCCACGCAGTCGTCGATCGTCATCCCCGGCATCACGCCGCCGGCGAATTCGTCGGGGACCTTCTCGCTCGGCAAGCTGCAGTTCACCTCGGGGCTCAACGAAAACTTCTGGGGCTTCATCAAACAGTGGGACGGCGTCTCGACGCTGTCGCTGATCGTGCCGATGCCGTTCTCGGTGGCGCCGGGCGATACGTTTGTTGCTTATCCCGGGTGTGACAAGACGGAAGCGACCTGCACGGCGTTCAACAACTTCCCACAGTTTGGCGGCGAGCCGCTAATTCCAGTTCCCGAAACGATGGCATCGGGCAATTGACGTGAATGAGGCCGAGCAACGGGCGCGGATCGAGGCAATCGCGCGGAGCTGGATTGGGACGCCGTATCACGTTCACGCCGAGATCAAGGGCGTCGGTGTCGACTGCGGACGGCTGCTGGCTCTCGTGTTCGAGGAAGCCGGCTTCGGCAAAATCCGCCGCACATTCGTGTCGCCGCAGTTCTGGATGCACAGCGCCAAGGAAGTGTTCCTCGAGAACGTCCTCGAATATACGCGGGAGATTCCTGAGAGCGAGGCGAAGCCAGGCGACGTCGTGCTCTACAAGATGGGACTGGCTTACGGTCACGGCGCCATCATCGTTTCGCCGGGCTGGCCGCACGCTGTGATCCACGCGCCGGGACCGAAGCGCTGCGTTATTTGCACGCATGGCCGCCAAGGCACGCTGGTCAAATCGATCCGGGCCCCGAGGTTTTTCACGCGATGGATGGTAGGCCGCACGAATGGGCTCATACTTAACCGGGCTATTCGGCGGCCGTGGCAAACAGACACAGCAGCCGGCTGCGGCGCTGCGCGTCACCACGTCGCTGCAAGGCGTGCCGATCCCATGGCTGTTGGGGGGACAGCAGAGGCTACCCGGTAACCTGATCTGGTATGGCTCGTTCTATGCCGTCAATGCCAGTTCATCGTCGGGCGGCAAAGGTTTGTTCTCCGGCGGCTCGGCCGGCAACGGCTATCAGTATTATGCCTCGTTCATGCTCGCGGCGTGTGAAGGCCCCGATCTATCCGAGCTGGTCGCGACATGGGTCAACGGCACGCAGTATCTGCAAAGCGAACAGCCAATCCCGCAGGATGTGTTCCTGGGCACCTATGCGCAGGACGTCTGGCCGGATGGCTCAGCGATCGGCGTCGTCAATTACTACCGCGGACTGGCGCACGCCGATTTCTTCAATTATCCGCTCGGCTCGTCGGCCGGCCTGCCGCAGATCAACCTGGAATTCCTCTCGACCAATTCCGGAGTCCTCGCCGGCCAGCCTGACGGCGATCCGTCGGTATGCTGGACCAAGTTCTTCACCGACCCGCTGCGCGGGCTCGGCTTTCCGTCGTATCGGATGGGAAGCCTGACGGCGTACCAGCAGTATTGCCTCGCGACAGGCATGGTGGTGTCGCCGGTTCTGGCGTCCGCAGTCACGGCATCATCATTCGCTAAGGATCTGATCGAGGCGACGAACTCGAACGCGCGGTGGTCGGCCGGGCTGCTGTCGGTCATTCCCTATGGCGATCAGCAAATCACGGCGGGAACGATCACGCCGTCGACCGAAGAATATCTGGTCGGCGTCGGCAGCGGCTCCTACGATCAGATAGAAGTCGAGTTTGCGGCACAGTTCGTCGCCAACACGCAGGTCGTCTACACGACGAGCGGCAACCCCCTGACCCAGGTCTACGGGTCGGCGCTGCCGGGGCCAGGGCAGTACAATATCGGCGGCGGTCCCGGTATCAGCCCGGCGCCGGGATATTATCTGTTCAATTCTGCTGATGCTGGCAATCAGGTTTCGATCACCTATACCTATGCCGAGGTCGCCTCCTACACGCCGAACGTCACGCCGGTCTATGCGCTGACGCTCGACAATTTCCTGCCCAACCAGGGAACGATTGGGCAGGGCGTCGCCATCAACAATTCGCCTTTGATCGTGGTGCGCAAGCCCCGCGATCAGATGCTCAACGTGGTCAAGCTGACTTATCTTGACCGCAACAACTCCTATAATCCGGTCACCATCGAGGCGAAGAACGAGGCCGCGCTGCAGGCCTTCGGCCGCTGGCGCGCCGACACCGCCAAGCAATACGATTTCTTCTGTCTCGCCGCCGCGGCGCAGCAGAGCGCGACGCTGCGGCTAGCGCGCGAGCAGATCGCGCGCACGTTCCAGTGGACGTCAGGCAAGCAATTCATCCTGCTCGACGTGATGGACATCGTCGAGGTCTCCGATCCGGGCCAAGGCATCGTCAACCAGGCGGTGCGGATTACCGAGATTCAGGAGAACGAAGACTTCTCGCTTATGTTCACCGCGGAGGAATTCTTAGGCACCGCGACGGCGCCGCTCTACAACATCCAGGCCAATTCCGGGTTTGTGCCGAACTTCAACGGCTCGCCGGGCAACGCCAATCCGCCGATCATCTTCGAGCCGACTGACGAGCTCGGCGGCGGCTTGGAAGTGTGGGCGGCGGTGTCCGGCGCAGATACTGCCACTTGGGGCGGCTGCAACGTCTGGATATCGACTGACGGCGAGAATTACACCAAGGCCGGCCAGATCCTCGGCGCGGCGACGATGGGCGTCACCACGGCGGATTTCCCGGCAGTTTCGGTCAATCCGACCGGGCAGACCATCGATCAGACCAATACGCTCGCGGTCAATCTGTCGGAGAGCGAAGGCACACTAATATCCGGTACGCTCAACGATGCGCTGTCACTGGCGATGGCGTGCTACGTCGGCGGCGAGATTGCGTCCTATGAAGATGCGACGCTGACGTCGCCCTACAATTACGATCTGACCTATCTGGTGCGGGGCGCGTTCGGCACCGAAAGCGAGATCGTCGATCATCCGGTAGGTACGCCATTCGCATGGCTCGCCAGCAACATCTTCAAATACGCCTACAACCAGAACCAGATCGGTTCGACGATCTATATCAAGTTCCAGGGCTTCAATCAGTATCAAGGCGGAGTCCAGGAACTATCGGAATGTGCCGCCTATCCGTACACCATCACCGGCGCGGCGCTAGCATCGCCTTTGCCGAACGTCACCAACCTGCGCACCGTGTTCAATGTCAACACGGGCTTCGAGCAGCTCATCTGGGACGACGTCAGCGACTTCCGTAGTCCGTCCTATGAGGTAAGGGTCGGCGCGTCATGGGCGGCCGGCGCGACACTGTCATCGGATGCCGTTTCACCGTTTACCGTGCCGGGTAACGGCACCTATTGGGTATCGGCCTTCGCACAACCCACATCGGGACTGTCGGTCTATTCGGAGGAACCGCAGAGCGTCACCATCGCCGGCGCGGTGATCACGCAGAATGTGATCTTCACGATCGATCTCGCGGCCGAGAAATGGCCGGGGACGTTCGCCGGCTCGATCGGCGTCGATACCACGCTCAATGCGCTGCGTACGGGAGGCGCGGGCGATATTCTGGCGGCGTCGCCGTTCCTCGAAGAGCTGGCGACCAATGCCGGAACGAGCGCCGGCGGCAATGTTCTGAGCTTTGCGTCGTTTCCGGTTCCCGCATTCACCAGCCTCGGCAGCGCGGCCGCGCCGAATGCAGGTGGAACGACGACCAGCGTCAGCCTGACAACGACCGCCACTGTTCCTAAAGGCGCGACGATCTGCGTCGGCACGATCGATGCGAACACGAACGGCCAGTTCTGGACAACTTACGGCACCGTCAGCGACGGCACCAACGGCTATACCGGGATCGCTCACGCTCAGATAGGCGGATCATCAAATCCGCTGTGCACTGTCTGGACCGCGACGGCGTCGGAAGACCTTCCGGCCGGATCGACCATCACCTATGAAAGCGCTCTGCCGCCGCAGGTGAATGGCGACATGACGCTGGTCGCGTTCTATGTCACCGGGGTTTCTTCCGGAACTGTAATCGACGCCGCAGTAACGGCGATCAATTCGGCGAACGGTGCTTCGCCCACCGTCACGGGCGGAAGCCCCGCCGCGACCAACGAGCTGACGGTTGGCCTGCTCATGGCAAACATGAGCGTGCTGACGAGCGGCGCGGATAATCTTGTCGAGCCCGCCGGGTGGTCTACCGGTCCCGTCAACTACGGAACGGCGCGTGGTATATTTACTGGTTATAAGGCCGCCTCGACCGCGCAGACCTTCGCACCGACCGGCGGTTCCGGTTCGGCTAACTATTCCAACTTTATCATCAGTTTCCTCCCCGGCGTCGCCGCAGGATTGGCTGTCAACGACACGACGAATCCGTCCGCGATTCCCAGCGGAACGCTAGTCGAATCGAGCACGGCGACGCTCACGGGTGCCACTGTCACGCTCTCGGGCAATGTCGCGAGCCCGGGAGTATCGAGCGGCGATGAGATCGTTTTCTCGGTCGCCGATGTCCTCAACTATGGTGGCGAAAGCACGACGGGCGGCACCTATTTCCCGTCGGGTGCAACCATCGACGTCGGCTATGTCGCCAACGTCTCGATCTCGATCAAATACCAGCCGACCGGTGTGCCGGTCGGGCAGGATATCCTGACGATCGCCAACATCCTCGAGACGCCGGATATCTTGGGCTCGGCATCGGCGGCCTTCGTGACGGGATATCCGCTGATCGAGACGGCAACCGGGGAAGGCGATCTCTACACGCTCGGCGACCTCTATCAGTACACCGACCTCTACGATGTCACCGCGGCGAATTGGGGTGCCTATCAGAAGTTCGCACCGGGCACCTATCAGGCGCAGTTCCTCAACTTCGCGTTCTTCCTCGAAACGATGGACCCGAATACCGAGGGCTATAACCTCGAATTCGCCATCACCGCGACGATCCCGCCGCGCATCGATCAGTATCCGCTGACCACATCGGCATCGGCCGCGACCACGGTCACCTTCGGGCAGGCCGGCGTCACCTCGACGGCGCCGCTGACCGGAACATCGTCGCCGTTCAACGGCGGCTCGGCGCCCGGCGGCTTCCCGGCGATGTCGTGGGGCATCACCAATGCCCAGGCCGGCGACGATCTGATCATCAGTGCGCTGTCGAATTCGGCGGTGACGTTTGCGGTATGGAATTCCGGCGCGATGGTATCGCGGCAACTCACGCTGTTCGCAGAGGGCTTCTGATGCTCAAGCGGCTGCTGATATCGACATGGGTGTTGCTCGCGGCCGTGCTGCCGTGCGCGGCATCGCAGTCGAGCCTGGTGACGCCGAGTGCGCCGCTGCCGATGACGACGCTGGCGTCATTCTTGAACTCGGCGTTCTTGTCGATCGGATCGTGCAATGCGGGCAATGCCGCGCCGGCCAACGGCACCGGCGGTGCCGCGTTCGCCGGCGAGTGCTGGATCAACACCACATCGAATCCGTGGGTGTTCAGCTATACGCCTGACGGCACGCACTGGGTCGAGTTCGGCACGCTCAATACCTCGTCGTTCTTATGGACGCCGGTTTGGGGCACGACGGCGAGCGCGAATACGATCTTCGCCGGACCGTCGTCGGGGAGCGCCGCGGCGCCGACGTTTCGGGCGCTGGTCGGCGCCGATATTCCGGCGATCAGTCTTTCCTCGAGCGGCAACGGCGGCGTCACCAGTACGCTCGGCGTTGGCAATGGCGGCACCGGGGCCACCTCTGCCGGGGCGACGGCCGCGAACAATATCGGCGCGCTCGCCGAGGCGAGCAACCTTTCCGATCTGGCATCGGCTTCGACCGCGCGGACCAATCTCGGCCTTGGCACCTTCGCGACGCAGAATTCGGCATCGCCTCCCGCGATCGGCGGCACCACGCCGGCGGCGGGATCGTTCACGCCGCTCAACGCCACCGGTCACATCAAGGTGGCGTCGCGGACCGCGACGGGTACGACCGACAGCATCAGCGCGACGACGGACTACTTCGTCTGCGCGGATAATTCCGGCGGTGCGGCTACTGAAAATCTGCCGGCAAGCCCGGCAACCGGCGACACTTATCTGATCAAGGACTGCGGTGGGACCGCGGCAACCCATAGCATCACGATCACGCCGAACTCAGGGAACATCGACGGCGCATCGACCTACGTCATGAGCACGAACTACCAGAGCGTCTCGGTCACCTACACCGGCTCGCAGTGGAGCATCAACTGATGCGCCGGCTTTTTGCTCCGGCGCTTATTGTCGCTCTTGCCGGATTTCTGATCGGGGCGTTTCCGTCGAGCGGGCGCTACCCGACGACGTCGCCGACCAGCTATACCGCGACCGATCTTGTCATCGGCGGCGGCGCCAGCGGCGGCACTGGCAGCAGCGGCACACAGGGCGGCGCGGGCGGCGGCGGTGCGGGCTGCGTTATCCCAAGCACGTTCACTGCCGTTCTAGGTACGACGTACACGGTCACCGTCGGCCCTGGCGGAACGAGTGTGTCGGGAACCGGAATTGCCGGGAATCCCGGCAGCTCCTCCAGCATCTCCGGTTCGGGTATCACGACGGTCACGGCGCCCGGAGGTGGCTTTGGCGGTCCCGGGCTGAACGCTTCCAGCGGCACGAATGGCGGCAGTGGGGGTTCCGGCGGCGGTGGCGGCCAGAACAGCGGTAACACCGGCTCCGGCGGTTCTTCCTCTTGCACCGGCGGCGATGCCAATGCCGGTGGCAGTGCTGCCTCTAACGGCGCCGGCGGTGGCGGCGGTGCGGGGGCCGTTGGCGGGAATGCAGCCTCTGGCGTCGGGGGCACCGGCGGGAATGGTTTCTCCTCCAGCATCACCGGCAGTGCAGTAACTTATGCCGGCGGCGGCGGAGGCTCCAGCGCGACTACCCCGGGCAGCGGCGGTACTGGCGGCGGCGGCGCCGGGGCAAGCGGGAATGCGACTGCCGGCACAGCAAATACCGGCGCGGGCGGCGGCGGCAGTTATACCGGCAGCAGCGGCGCCGGCGGCAAAGGTGTCGTCTTTATTTCAGTCCCGACCGCGCATTATAGCGGCACAACGACTGGATCGCCGACAGTGACGACCAGCGGGTCGAACACGATCATGGAATTCACCGCGTCCGGCAGTTACACCGGCTAACACACTTTTTCGAGGTCAAAGCATGCCGCGCGACGTCAGCGAAAAATCAAGCATGGCCGATCTCTTGGTGCGCGGCATTTTTGCCGAGGTCGTGGCGCGGCATATGCTTATGCAAAATCCGTCGTTGGTCGGTGCGGTGATCGCGGATCTGAGAACCGAAGTCGGCGACGTGCTCGGCGGCCTGAAATTACGCACCCGCGATCCGAAAGCCGCGAAGTTTGCCGCGCACCTGCCCGGCGCGCTCGACAGCGTCGTTAAAGATATCGAAGCCCTCAAGCCGAAGGTCTAGCTCATGCCGTTACATCCTATGGTCAAGCATCACGCGCTATCCGCAGCGATTGCAACGGCGATTGCCGGCGGTGCGGTCACGCTCAAGGCACCGAAGATCGAGCAGGTTGCGGCCACCGTCTATGCGTCGAAGCATGCGTGGCCCGATCTGACCGATCCGCAAAAGGTGGCACTCGCCGCCGTGCTCAAGACGCTGCCGAAGGGCATCAAGTTCGACATCGTTTGCAACGATGCCGGTTGTTCCGACCTCGCCGCCGACATCGACGATGCCTGCGAACAAGCCGGCGTCGACAGCGTGCTCGATCGCGCGCTCGGGCCCCTCGGTTACGGCGCCTATGTGCAGGTCAACGGCGACGACTTGGTCGCCGCGCAAACGGCGATCGGCGCTCTTCGCAGTGCGACGAATGGCGTGCTCGATCCGCCGATCAAAAAAGGTCCGAGCGCCAAGGGCTACGTGACGATCTTCATCGGCAAATATCGCCGTTCGTAAGACTCCTCCCTCTTTCCTCCTGACACTCGACGGGGTTGCCATGCTGCGACGCTTCACGGCGTGCCTGACGGCTATTGTCGTCTATGCCTTCACTGTATTCAGCCCGGCGCTCGATATGGCGCGGGCATCGCAGAATGCGTTGCTGTCGCCAACCACGGGCTCGGTCAGCGGCCTTTCGCTCACCAACAATTATAATTCCGCGCTCGACAGCCTCAACACCTGCAATTCCGGTGCGAGTGCGCCGACCAATCAGTTGTCGGGCGTGCCATCTCTCGGCAATTGCTGGATCAATACGTCGACCACGCCGAATACCTACAACATCTATGACGGCACGGATTGGCTGCCTGTCGCCTATCTTGATATTGTTAATCATATCTGGGTGCCGATCCTCGGCGGCGGCGAGGTCGGTTCCCTGACGGCGGCCTCAACGACAAATCTTTGCCCCTCTACCACCGGCTCGACCGTCGTCTCGTTCGTCCAGATTACTGGAACGACAACGATTAATTCGTTCGGCACGAATTGTGCTGTCGGGTCGATCAAGATCGTGCTGTTCAACTCGGCGACGCCGCTGACCAACAGCGGCAATATTTATCCGCCGACGTTTGCTGATTATACAACCGCGGCAACCGATATCGGCATCTTCGCTTATGCCGGGGCGAATTGGTATCCCGTCAGCTATCTCAAAGGCAACGGCTCGGCCCTCTCCACCGTCGGCCTCAATATCGGCGCGTCGGCGCTCGGCAATTCCGCGCTCGCCTTCACGGTGCCGACCAATCTGCAACTCAACGCCTCGATCGCGTCCGATGAATTGACGGTTGCGGTCTGCACCACCAATTCCGGCAGCAACACCTGCAACAACGCCTCCTCGACCAATCCGATCCTGTTCTCGTTCCCCGACCCCGCCAATCTTTACTACGGCGATCCGGTCATCGTATCGCTGCAGGCGGCGCAGAGCTTCACGACCGGCGCGACGTCGGATTCCTTTGGCTGCGCCACCGGCGTGCTGTGCAAGCTGTGGGTGTGGGAGATCAATAACGGAGGCACGCTCGGGGTCTGCGTCTACAATACTGTGAGCGGCAACAATATCCTCGATCTTAACGAGACGCTCAACCAGACGAGCCAGTCTGGCACCGGCGGCGGCGCAAACGCGCAGAACCTCTACTGCAATATCTCGGCCGTGAGTGCCAAGGCGGTCCGCCGTCTCGGTTATATCGAGGCGACGTGGACGTCGGGGACCGGCTGGACCGGCATTACGGCCGTGCGATTATTCGGCCCTGGCGTTCACAAGCCCGGCGAGCCGGCGGGCAACAGCGGCATGGGCGCCTCGATCACGCCGTTCGATGCGACTGATCTCGTTCATGTCATCGCCACCGGCTATAACGCGGGGACCAATAGCTCATCCGCTGGGGTCTATACAAATCTCTCTACCTTAAAGCGCGGATCAACATCGATTGCGACGCAGGACTCCAGCGGTAACTACCCAGTTTCTGGCACGCTCGATCTTCCCTTTGGATTTGGGATTCTGGATAATCCTGCGACTACATCATCGACGACTTATTCGGTCACATGCTCCAACGGCACGTTCACCTGCACGCCGACGGCTGCTTTCCTGCTTGAAGAAATCACGAGCTGGCTCGAAACGCCGGCGAACGATGACGGCAAGTTGAGGTCGGTAGGCTAGGCGTCCGAATAATCGCCGCGAAAGCCGGGCGGCTTTGGGTCCTTGGCGTCGACGCCGAGGCTGCGGCGAACGTCTCCGAGCATTGCGCGTGACCCTCTAATCTCCACGATCGCGCGATTTAGCCCTTCAACGAGACTTTGGGCACCGGAATGCTTTCTGGCTAGCTCGATCAGGTCTTCGATGACGTCAGTCATGGCGATTACATTCCTTTTTTTGAAAGAGTGCGACCTTAGCGCGATAAAGACTCCGCGCCAATAGCGGCACGGCCTGTCCACAACCGTCCACAATCGAGGGGATAATTCATGCGAGCGTTCGTCTCGACGCTGATCTTTTGCGTTTTCGCGGCGATCTTCGCCGGTCCGGCGCAAGCTCATGTCCGCCATCCGGGCAATCCGATGGTGCAAGGGATCGGCCATGGCCTGATCCACATGCTGCGATCGGTGCGGCGGAATGAGCAGCCGGTTCATGAGAGGCATTACGTTGCCCACCGCCGGAGCGGTCATCGCTATGCCGCGTATCGGCTGCGCAAATTTGCGCAGCCTCGCATCGCGCTCGATGCCGCCTTCACACCGTTCGAGCCGGGGCCGTTTTCAATGGCCTTTGGCGCCGCGCAGGGCGCGATCGATACCGCTGAGAACGTCGCGGTCGGCATGACCTCGCATGTCGTCGAAGGCGTCTCGCGCGTCATCGGCTACCGGCCAAGCGATTGTCGCGGCATTCCGTGGTGCGGCTGCTACATGCGCCATCTGCTCGGCGTGTCGGACCGCTCCTATAACCTCGCGCGCAATTGGGCGCATTATGGACGTCCAACGTCGCCGCATGTCGGCGCCCTTGTCGTCTGGCCGCACCATGTCGGCCGGATTGTCGGACAAGATCGCGGCCGGTGGATCGTGCTGTCGGGCAACGACGGCCATGCGGTTCGGGAGCGACCGCGGTCGCTGGCCGGCGCCATCGCCTTCCGCGAGCCGTGACGTGACGACCCGCCGCGCTCTCACGCTCGCCTTCACGGCTGGCATCATCGTGGTGCTGGGCTTCCTGGCGTTCTTCGCCCGCGCCGCTATCGCGCATGACGATGGTCACTTCGCCGCGCAAGATCCCAAACTGCACGCTTGGTTCGATCAGCTCGCGTCAGGGAAGGGGCTCTGTTGTTCGTTCGCGGACGGCGTCTCGATCGAGGATGTCGATTGGGACACCAACGGGCCGAAAGACGACAAGGGCAACGCCACCTATCGGGTCCGGCTCAACAAGCAATGGATCAATGTGCCGCCGGATGCGGTGGTGACGGAGCCGAACAAGTTCGGTCCCGCCGTGGTGTGGCCGTATCAGGACTATCAGGGTGTGACGCAAATCAGGTGCTTTCTGCCGGGAGCGGGCGCATGAAGCTCACGCAGGCTGAGGTCGAAAACATTCTGGCCCGCGCCCGGGAAGCCGTGAGACCTGCTATCGAACGTGAACGGCGCTTGGAAGATCAACGACCGCGCGAGATCGTGTTGCACACATGAGCGAGCCGAAGCTCGAAACAATTCTCGCCAAGGATGCGTCGGGCGAATTCCGGCTGTGGGCGTGCCGCGGCGCTGGCAAAGGTTGCGCTCGAAACAAGCATCGCGCCAAGGCCAAGCCTTGCGACGACTGTTACGGGCCGCTCGATGAAAACATGACGCTCGGCGAAGTGATCGAGCGATTGAAGCGGGGCGACGCATGAACGAACAGATCAAGAAGCTGTTTGCGGCCATCAAGGCCGAGGATGAAAACGCGGTGATCGAGATCGCTGCGGAGATCGCGGGCACCGTTCTTGGCGATCTCCATCGGATCGCAGATTCGCTCGAAGCCATCGCCAAAAAGCATCAGTAAGCGTCCGCGTAGTTGGCGTGTTTGTCACTCAAACAAAGGGAGCCGTGTCATGGCCATTCGTTGCAAGATGAGACTTGAGAACGTGTTCGCCCAAAGCTGGGGCGGCGCGAAGGCATTGTTTAGCTGCATCTATGACAGCAAGCTTTGCGAGGAAGATCGCTCGTTCCAGAAAGCTACGCCGAGCGGCATGGCGGAATTCCAGATTGACAATCCGAAGGCGGCCGACCAGCTCGTCATCGGCAAATACTATTACTTCGACATCGTCGAAGCGCCGAACAGCTAATCGCGACTGCCGCGCCGCGCGCCTATGACCGCGAAGGACATCAAAACCTTCAAGCTCAAGGCGCGCGGCGATGCCGGCGGCGGCCGAACCGAACTGCTCACGGCATTGATGCGCATCCTCCGCGATTACGGCATGACGGCCGTGCTCAATGAAGCCGATCATCATCTGATCGTGACGTCGACCAAGGAACAGCGCGAGAAATTGTGGAGGGCGAATCGCGCATGAGCGAAAACGTCGTCCGCTTCTCCGATTATGAACGCAAGAGCCGCGATGCCGACGCCGTGTCGCCGCGCGATCCGTCCGACGCCGTCATTATCATTCTGCCGACGGTACCGATCGAGCGTCACGCCGGCCGTCTGCCGAGCGTGTTCCTGCCCGACAACGATTTCCCGTTTCCCTTCGGGAGTTATTCATGACCGATCTTTGTTATGTCGCCGATCTGGGCTCGCTCAATACCGTCGATTTCAAGAAGCTGGCGGCGGCGAGCTACAACGGCATCAAATGCGCCGGCGTCATTCATCGCGCCACGCGATCGAACGGCGCGGTCGACGTCGCCTACGGAACGCGGCTGCCGCAGATCATCGCTGCGGGATTGCTGCCCGGCGCCTATGCCTTCAATACCGGCGAGACCGCCGCGATCCAGGCCGCGCGCTTCATCAAGGCGACGTCGCCGGATATTCCGAATTTGCTGCGCGCGCTCGACTTCGAACGCAATCCCGAAGGCGCGCAGATGACGCTTTCCGGCGCGATCGAATTCCTCGATCGCGTCGACCAGGCCTTCGGGCGCGCCACCACGCTCTATAGCGGCGACTGGATCAAGTCGCTCATCGTCGGCGCGACGGATGCGCAGCGGGACTTCCTCGCCGATCACGCGCCGTGGATTCCGGAATATGGTCCGGAATGCAAGATGGTCGACGCCAACGGCAAGCCGCTGCCATGGCCGGCACCGTTCCTCTGGCAGTTCACCGGCGACGGCGTCGGCAACCAGCCGCACACGCTCGACGGCCTGCAGGCCAGCGCCGACCTGTCGCTGTTCAACGGCACGCGCGATCAGCTCGCCAAGGTGTGGCGCGGCGAGATCATCGCACAAGCGGTTCAGCCTCCCGAAGCTGATCTCGGCGGCCACGTCGACCCCGGCATCAGCGAAGGCTTCTGGGCCAAGGTCGCGCATTGGTTTTTATGATGGCTGAGACTTTGGAAATCGAGACGATCACGACCTTTCGCGGCCCGCTCGCCGAACGGCTGCTCAAACTCGCGAGCGAACGCAAGCGCGAGCCGGTCGAGATCGTTGCCGATATTGTCGAGCTAGGCATCAATGGCGAGACCAGCGCCGACGCGAGCCGCATCAAAGTCCTGTGCAACGAACTGGACGATCTCCGTAAGCGATATCAAAGACTGATGGACGGAGCCCTACCGAAATCAAAGCCGACCTTTCCGCCGAAAACCAGGGCCACGCTTGAAGCCGCCGCGGCCGCGCGGAAGCTCAAGGTCGACGATCTTATCTATGAAATCATCGTCATGGTCGCGGCCGACGATTTATTTGCTGCGGTCCTGGACGCTGAATGACCGGCCGCGCCTGCCGCTACTGCAAATCGCCCGCGTGGCGCAGTCCGTGCTGGTGGTATCTCGACCATCCGGACTTTCTGCGCATGGGCGCGGATACGCCATGCGCCTGCGATGACGCCGCCGCCGAATGGGACGCGCGGCAGAGACACAACATGCTGATCGGGCTCGCAATGACCGTGGCCATCGCCGCCATAGCGCTCGCGCTCGCGTGGCTGATCTGATTCATCACAGAGGGAGACTGGAAATGAAGATGCCAACGCTTGGGCAGGCGTCCGCCTTTGGCCGCCATGTCGTCAGTTACGCCATGGGCGCCATCACGATGGCCGCGGCCGTGCACGTCGTCAACGGTCAGGACGCGAGCTCGCTGACCACGGCCGTCAGCAACATCGCCAACGGCGTCACCTCGATCGCCGGCGGCATTGCCACCATCGTTAGCGTCGCCGCCGGTCTCTATGCCGCATGGTCGTCGAGCCCGCTGTCGCAAGCTTCTGGCCGTGGCCAAGAACGCCGAGGTCAAGCAGGTCGTTGTGACCACGGCGGCAACGGCGAATGCGGTGCCGAGCGATAAGGTCGTCCCGATCAAGGACGTGCCCAACCCGACGGCGCGCTAAGAACACACGGCGCACCACAGCGCCGATTTGAGCCGCGCCGGGCGGCTCACGAAAAGCCCCGGCACCTTTCCACAGGACAACTCGCCATGAAACGCATCTTCGCGCTCGCGATCCTGTGCCTGTCGCTGTCTGGCTGCGCCATCGTCGATCTGGCGTGCCAGGCAACGGCGCACGAACATTGTGCCTGGCAGAAATGAAAACGCTTCGCGCCAGCGCGGCGGCGATGCTCATTGCCGCCGGCATGACCGCGTCCGCGCATGCGGCAACGCGCATCTATCTGATGCGCGGGCTCGGCGGCTTGCTGCTGTCCGACGCCATGGATCAGATCGGCGCCCGGCTTCACGGCCGCGGCCGCACCATCGGTGTCGGCGATTGGAGCGATGCCGCGGCCTTCGAGCGCGACGCGCTCGGCCATCCGCATGACCGCATTGTGCTGATCGGCCACTCGATGGGCGCCAAGGCTGCTGGCGACGTCGGCACCGATCTCAAGCGCCGCGGCTATAGCGTCAAGGTGATCGGCATCGATCCGCTGTTCACGGGCGCGAGCTGCGGCCCGGGCGTCGACTGCATCTGCTTCTGGGGCCAAGGCTTCGAAATGCGCGGGGCGAAGAACGTGCACATTCCCTCGAGCTACGGCCATATCGGCTATGCCGCCGATCCGCGGGTACGGGCGAGGGTGATCGCGGCGGTGCCGCGATGACGATGCTGCGCAAGCTGCTTCTCTTGACGGGCGTGATCGCCCTGGGCGCAGAATTTGTTGTGCTTGTCGCGATGCCGTTAGTTATCTCGAATATGCGGTCTGTAGCGCCTCCAGCGCCGACGGCAGGCGACTTCGATCGGAAAGCTTTTGACGAGCAAATGGACGCCTTTGGCGAGTTCAACAAGATCGCGGACGAATGGCTTGATGCCTTCCGCCGAAGAGACCTGGCGGCCATGCAAAATGCGACGCGACGGCAAACCGCCATCCTATGTAGCGCGCCTCTGTTAAAGGCCGACGGCTGGCACGACGCCAATTGTGGGGCAGCCCCATGAAGAAACGTAAAGCCAAGCGCAAGGCCGCCCGCAAGCGCGTCGTCAAAAAGCGCCGCGTCCCGAAACAGCCGCCGTCAAACGTCGGACCGACCGACAGCTTCGCATGAATTTCCTCACTGGCTACACGATCGTCGTCGCGCTGTGAGCAAGCCAATCACAGCTATTGGGCCGCCGGTTTTTTGCTGCTGACCTTCGTCGACGTCGTCGGCTGGATCGCTTTCCTCTTGAACAAGGTGTTCTGATCATGGGCGCACTTCTGGTCGCTTTGCTTCCGCTCATTCAGGACGCCGTCGCCGGCGATACCGTCGCCGCGGCATTAAGCTCAGTGACCGTGGCGCAATGGGTGACGATCGCCGCGCAAGCGCTGACCGCCGAGCCGCAGATTGTCGCCGCCATCAAGGCGCTGCATCCGGCGATCAAGACCTTTCTCACCGCTGTGGAGAAGGGCGCGGACAAAAAGGGCGCAGCGGACGCGTTATTTAAGCATTTCAACGAAGGCGCGCCTCTGACGATTCCCGGCTATGCCGCTGATGGCAGCGTGACGGAAATTTCCAACCCAGACCTCAAACCAGGAGACTAAAGCGTTATGACCTCAACCGACACGACCACGACTGCCCCGGCGGCGACAACCAGCACCAGCACAATCTTCACCCAGATCGAAGCCACGCTCTCGGCCGATTGGCAGAATGCCGTCAGCTTCTTCAAGCAAGCCGAAGCCAACGTCGCGACGTTCTTGTCCAAGGTGGCGAGCGGCGCCGCGATCCTGGTTTCCGATATCGAGGCTGCCGCCGCTTACGTCGCTGCGCATTTGACCATCATCAACTCGACGATCAGCGCGGTGGGCACTGCGGCGGCGGTCATCGCACCGAACAACGCCGACGTCGCGAAGGTCGTCAGCGACCTGACTACGGCGGCAAACGATACGGCGGCTTTGTCGCAGTCGCTGTCGTCCGGCTCGACCGCCGGCGATCCGCAAGTGGTTTCGACCGCGGTGACGGCGATCAATTCCGTGCAGACGCTTTCGGGCCTCGCGGCCCAGGCGTCGGCGGCCATTGCCCAGCTCACCGCGGCATCGCCGACCGCGACGCAGGCCGTCTCGGCGGCGACGCCGAACGAAGGCTAAACCTCGCCGTGCGCATACGCTTCGTCAGGCACTCCGACCTCGCCTCCGGTCTGATTTGCGATCGCGAAGGCGAGGTCGCTCCGTTCGTTCCCTCGCATGTCGAGATCGTCGTGCAAAACCCGGATGGCTCCCTCGGCTATCTCGGTGCGCTCGACGACCGCGAAGGCGGCGCTGCGCCTGGCGTCCAGATCCGGCCGGCTGGTTACGACAAGGCGACGATGCTGCACGAGTTGTTCGTCGACGTGGCGTTGCCCGACGAAGCGGCGGCCGAAAAGTTTGCCCGCTCCAAGATCGGCGAGCCCTACGATTGGGAAGCAATAGTCGATTATCTGTTGCCATTGGCGCTGCACGAAACGCGGCACCTGATCTGTTCGGCCTTCGTGACGTTGGCACTCAAGGCCGGCGGCGAGTTTGTCTTTCCGCTCGCTGCGGCGCCGCACGCCACGTCGCCGCGCGATGTGTTGTTCTGGCTATCAGGTCGAATGGCAATTCAGGGCTGAATATGACGAGCGATGACGAGGCGCGACGATTTGAACGCCAAGTAAGTCAGGACATCGGGCGGATTCAGTCGTCGCTCGTTACGCTCTTCAAGCGTGCCGACGAAGATCGCGTAACTCAGCGCCATCACCATGAAGCCAACCAACTATCGATGGGCGAGTTTCGCCAGAGCACCCAAAAGGCGATCTCGGAATTAAAAGACACAGCGTCCAAACGCTATGAAGGCATAGAACGCGCGCTCGACGGCCTGACGTCAGAACTTCGCGATCATGCCGCCGCGGTCTCGCGGATTCAGGCGGCCGAAGCCAAGAAGCTCGAAATACGCGATGCCCGGGCGGCGGCTTCTGACGTGTCGGCGCAAATGTCGCGCAACCGATTGGTGGCGCTCGCCGGGCTAGGTCTCCTCACGCTGTGGATTGTCGGTCGCCTGCTCGAGGCCGGCATGACCTGGATGGTCGGACATTTCCTCGGCATGAAATTCGGCGGCTGATCACCGCCAACGAGAAGCTGTCCGGAGTTGACACCATCTTCGCCGGACGGTGACTGCCAACATCCTGTTGGTGTTTCCTCCCCAGACTTGCCCCGGCCGGCGCAAGCTTGCAGGGGCTTTTTATTTGTCCGGATGCCGCGCCAACACGCGCGCCCGCTGCCGGATCGTATAGCGGCCGCGCGGCTCGCGCTTTATCTCGGCATCGAAAATCGATCGCGCTTTTTGGATGTTGTTGCCGGCCCATAGCAGCCGTTTAATATGCTGATCGTCATCGGTCCATTGCTCGACCTTGTAGAAATTGCGCACATTGGCATAGACCGGATCATCGGTTTCTTCGGCGCCTATTCCGGCCGGCATTCGCCGCCCTCGAGCTGGAAGATCAGCCATAGCGCCGCCTCGACGTGTTCGGTGCCGATGGCGCCGAGGGCGGCTTCTGCCGCGGTCCGCGCGACCGCCTGCCAAGTATCACGCGCGCGGCGATCGTCGGGAATAAGCCGGAACAGCTCGCACACGTCGGCGAGCGTCTTGAGTTTCATGATTCCGGGAATGACAAGGGTCCGCGGCAGCGGTTGCTGCCAGTTCGCTCGCTTAGGCGCCATGGCCTCTTATATAGGGCGGAAACGGGCGGCGTGCGACTATTGTGATGTTAGCTCGATCCGTTATGGGCGTTGACAGCGGCCACGATCATTTCGGCATTGTCCCAGGATGGGCAACCGTCTCCCTCAGCGTCGCCCTGGTAGCCCCTCGTTAGATGACAAACGTGGCCGCCCTCGGCATCAAGAATGGAACAGCTATCAGTCCATTGCTTGCCCGCAGATTCGCGATCAACCTTCCAGGGAAGCGGCGCTATCTGTCTTTTACGTTTTGTGGGCATAGCTCTCTCTACTGAAAAGTGGCCTCGCGGGCCAGGCGCTACCTGACAACGCCGTTTCTTTTTTCCCGATAACGGCGGTTTCCAGTGACCAGAGCGGGCAACTTAATCCCGTTATAGTCCGGGGTGGTGTCGGCCGGTTGGCTACGGCTTCCGCGAGATTCATATTTAACCCCTACGACACGTCAACGGCGGTTCGCGATTTCTAGAAGTACGTCAGCGTGGCAGCGTTGATCGAGTGCGCACCAACAAGCTAGATCATGGCCGCCGAGTACTACGCTCGCCACTTCCTCTGGATTGGCACACACACGCCGATCAAACTTATTGCGCCAAGCGTGACCGGCGGGATACATTTCCGGACGCAAAATTCCAGAGATCAATTCGCGGTAAAACTCGATAGCTTGATCGAGCGACAATTCCGGTATGAGGATTTCGGCCTTACGCGCACCACCTTCACCTTCGAAGAATAGCCCACTCGGTTTACCAATTACAAAGGGATTACCCCATAGCGAGCCGCGCCCTACGTAGATTGCGCCCGGCGGCATTCGCCATCATTTCGCACGCTGGCGCTGGATTCGCTGTGGCATCATTTGCTCCCCATAAATGTCATCGACGCAGTATTTCGGCGAACCGCTCGCGCAGTTGATTGCGTTCGTAAATGTCAACTTCGGTACCCTCCGACCTATCGTGATGAAGAACAGCCATGGCGGCGTCGATCAGCCGCTCGATCTCAGCCACCTCGCGCGCCTTCAATTCTCGATAGGCGGCCTTGAGGTCTGCGCCAGACATTTCAAAGTGCGCTTTCGCAATCGTTTTCATGAGCCTATCGCCGCGTCTGCGGACTCCCCATTAGCGATAGCGGGCTTCAAATGCCGCCATCTGTTCGCGCATTTCGCCGTCGAGGTTGAGCTTGATCGCCGCCGCAAGACCGATAAGGTAACAAGCCGTTCCGGCTATTTCCTCGGCCAACTTGGCTCGATCAACTGGCTTTCCATCACGCCAAGATTTCTTGACGACGTTTGCCGCCTCGCCGGCTTCACCAGCCATGGCGAGAGCAAGGAAACGAATATCGTTATCAGTCCCCGCGGCACCGACATTGGAGCAGGCGTGGCGTTCGTGGACCTCTAAAGCGCGCCTCGCGGTATCGAGGCTGATCGACGGAATGACCATCAGCGATTCCGCTATAGCGGCGATGGCCTCTCTTTCGGCATTGCTCATTTTGGTCATTTAACCCTCCCGCCGCGTCAGTGCCGGGTCACGAACGCGATCCAGAATGTGCTGGATGCCTTCAAACTGCCGACCGTGGAAATGCGTCGCGTGATCTACGACGACGCCAGTCAACTCGCGTCCCATAAAATTTTGCCAATGCTCGATCTGCTCCGGACTGACTATTTCAAGATCGGTCCGCCCGAGATGTCTAGCGAGGACGCGCGGATAGTGGAGCTGGCCGTTGCACCACACAAAGATAGCTTTGTGCGGAGCATCAAGCATCTGCGCTTTGGTGCGCCCCGTTCCACGTTCGCTATTGGTCATGTCTCGGCCCTGTTGTTGTTCGTTGCGTGCGCCGCGTTAAGACCAATCACGCATTTCCAGCAACCAACGGCATCCCGAGAATCTCCGCGACGTGCGCCGGCTCAATCGGTGCACGCAATTCCAAGCCGTCCGCAGATAGCATCGGCCGGTCTGGACTTGAGCCATAGTCTTTGCCCCGGAACCGAAACGCCAAGCCGCAATCGGTGCATTCAATCCGAACGTCAGCGGAGTATCCGGTCACCGGGCCATCGCCGCCCTCAGTAAGTCGGCCGACACGGACGAGAGATTTGAAGTTCGTATGCGCGCAGGTCGTTGGTTCAGTCATAACTCTTTCCTGTTGTTCGTTGCGTGCGCCGCGTTAAGGCCGCACTTCCGGTTGCTGGTCAATCCACTTATCGAGACGGCGGTTCTCCCGCCATTCCCCGAACCGAAACGCCCACCAATGCCAGCGCCATACCCGCGTGACTGGCTCATCCATTCGTTCCTCGTTCGGATCGCAACACCGACAGCCCGACCATTCCGGCTCGTAGTAGCCATCCATGAAGCCGCCAGCGCCGTCGCAATATGGGCAGGCCGGACGGATCAGCGAGAGGAGACTTTTTCGCATATCATCATCCCGTAGCATTTTGGGCACATAGGCTGCTCGGTCGGCGCTTCGCGCGTCTCGGTGTGCTTGCAGACGATGCAGCGCAGTTTCATTTTCATTAGCTCTTTCTGTTGTTAAGGCGTGCGAGAGCATTGCGCTGGTACTTCGACGATCTCAAAGCCCCATTTGCACATCATGATTTCTTTGGCGGCATTTGTCGCCGCCTGCTCCGTATCGAATTCGGCAATCTCTCCATGCTCGTCTGTGGCGACGAGCGGCTTATTGTCGTGCGGATTTCGACTGACAATGAAGTAACCCATTTTGTTCTCCGTTCGAGGCACGCCGGAACGTAACGGGTCCGAAGTCCCCGTATATTCCCCGTGCGATTGGGGGAGTTTCGCGCTTCGTTCCGTCAGTTTGCGTCGTGAGCGGACATCAGAAGTGCCGTATTCGCGCGGGTTTCGAGCATTCGCCGAACTGCGGCGTAATCTTCGGATAGAAGTCGCCGACGTGTTTTTGTTCAATGGGTTAGCCGGCGTCGTCATTCAATTCCCCTATATTTCCCCGGCAACCACTCGACGCACGTCACTTCCCATCGGCCATCCGGCGTCTCAGTGAGGTCGGTTATTCGCATCTGCTTTCCATCGAGGATGATGATGGCTGGCTCGCCGATATAAAGCTGATGGTTCCACCGCGCTATCTGATCATGGTTGCCGGTCTCAAAGCTCGCAGCTAAAGCTTGGTTGCTCATGCCCTCACCTTCATCACAGCGGGACGCCATTGATATCGCGATTCTGGCGAGCGTAGCCGCGCATCGTGTCGACGATGTTGATCATTTCAGACATGCTTATCCGGTTGACGCATACAGGTACTAGATGTTGACGACGCGCACGGAAACTTTGGCGGAAGGCATCACTATATATATGGGGGATTGCCGCGAGATTCTGCCTACGCTCCCGCGCGCGGATGTCATCATGACGGACCCGCCTTATGGCGACGTGACTCATGCTGGCGCGCGCTCCGCAAACTCGCTCGACCGGACGACAATCGACTTTCCGAGCATCACAAGCGAAGATTTGGCGGGGCTCTGCCGTGCCTTTGTAGAGGCCGCCAATCGCTGGGTCGTCATGACGTGCGAGTGGCGGCACGCCGCGAGCCTTGAGGCCGCTGGCGTGCCCCTGGTGCGCCTTGGCGTGTGGATTAAGCCGAACGGCGCGCCGCAGTTTACTGTGGATCGCCCCGGAACAGGCTGGGAAGCCATCGCTATTTTGCATCGCGAGGGCAAAAAGCGATGGAATAACGGCGGTCACCATGCCGTTTGGCATTGCCCTATCGAACAGGGCGAACACCCCACGCAAAAGCCGCTCGGCTTGGTAGGCCAGTGGGTCGCGGCGTTTTCGGAACCCGGTGAAACCATCCTCGACCCGTTCTGTGGTTCGGGCACGACCGGGGTTGCCGCCGTTCAGGCGGGCCGCCGGTTCACTGGAATTGAGATCGACCAAAAGTGGTTCGATTTGGCGCGCCGACGCATCAGTGACGCGCTGGCGCGCCCCGACCTTTTCGTTGACCGGCCCGCGCGCGCCCGGCCGGTCGAGACGCTGGAACTCGCGCTCAACTCTACAGGTAGACCATGAAGGGAACACTAGATGTGGTGTCATTTTCGACCTGTATGCGTCAACCGGATAAGCATGATTTCAGATACAAGCTTTCGCGCTTCGTCGATCGGGATTTTGAACCGGGAAAAGGCGAGAACGGCGGCGGCGTTTTCGATCTCTGACGTCTCAATCATTTCGCGACCTTCATCCCCGGCAGCTTCTCGACGTTGTCCCACTCCTGGCGCGCCACGGCAATTGAGCTGGCGGACGGCATCATTCAATTCCCCTATGTTTCCCCATCGGACCCATCAATGGTCCAATAGCGCGGCAAAAACTAATCAAGGCCTCCGCAGAAGCCTGCAGCTCAATCGGATCAAGCAGCGCAACAGCGATACGTTTTCGCCAAGGCGAGAGGCCAAAGGTGCGCGGCCAAAGGCGGTCGATGACCGGCCCGAGAAAATCCCCGTTCAGCAGATCGCTCATGCCTTCACCTTCATCCCCGGCAGCTTCTCGACGTGATCCCACTCCTGGCGCGCCACGGCATGGGCGTAGCGTGATGCCGCTTTCTCCGAGCGCCAGTTTCCGGTGGCGACGAGACCCTTCACGTCAACACCTGTATGCCGCATCCAAGTCGCCCAAGTATGGCGCCAGATGTGGAAAGTCACCCACTTAAGACGGTTGGGCGGCTGCCGCCATCCGATCGGCCGGCGCACGGGACACTCAATGCCCAGATAGGCCAGCTTGGCGCGCGTGAGCAAGTGGGCGAGGTGCGCGCCGTAGTGCCACCGAAACACGCGATGGCGGTCATGGCTCGCCAGCAGCGCTCTAAAGCGATCACAGAGGTCGGCGCGTAAGCGGATGTCCATGTGCGGCTGGCCCTTTTGGTTGCGCGCCCACGCACGGCCGTCATCGAGCCTGAAATCCTCGCGCTGCTGGCTGAGCGCGGCGCTGATCCGCGGCCCAGTGTAGAGTAGGAAGCACAGGAGCGTGCCGAATTCGGGATCGAACGTGTCGGCGCCGGCTATGATGCCGAACGCGTCCTCCGGCACGATCCAGTCGGTGATCGTGCGGCCCTGGAAACCCTTCGGCCGCTTGATCGGCCGCTTGTCGCCGGCGTGGTGCATGATCGCCGAGACGGGCGTGTAGACCAGCCGCGTCCGGTTCATCGGCGTGCCGTTCGGCACTAAGGCGACGGCTGCGGCATCGATCGCGGCCTGATCGATCGCGGCGATTGGCGTCTCGCCAAAATGTTTGATCAGCGGCGCGACGTAGCGCGCCGGCCTTCCGGCTTCCATGTAGGCGTTTGCCGCGGTCAAGAATGTCGGTTCGTCGCTACGAGTTCCAGCTTCACGCGGTGGGTACTCGCCTCTTTCGATGCTGGCTTCGAGCCGCTTGAGAATTCCGCCAGCGACGGATCGTTTGCCAGTCTTGCAGCTTTGGTCCACTCGGACTCCGAGGTACGAGCCGCGGATATAGAGGTTTTTCGTTTTCTTGTTGCGGGACGTGATGATCTTAAGCGGCATTGCTCTGCCTCACGCATCGCCACACGGATCCGGAACAGCTCGCTATCGTCGAATGTCTTGGTGCGGCCGGCCGGAGTGTAGAACGGCGTTCCGGTCGCGTCGACCGGGTTATCCCGCAGCCAGTTGACAAGCCATCGAGGGGTTTTGCGGAGCACCGCAGCCGCCTCGGCAATGGTATAGACGGCGACGGTCACCGCTCGACCTCGATGCGAATGCCGACGTTCTTCAAGTCCATGACGAAGGTCGCGGCGAGATTGCGCCAGCCTTCCCGATCGGCTTCGGTCATGTCCGCCCACAACGGCCGCATCAGCCCGTGCCGATAGCGCCGCAGCGCTTCGCCGAGACGATCAAGAACGTCGCGATCGGGTGCGTAAATTTGCGCAGGCTCGCTCAAGCGGCGCTCTCCATTACCGCGGCCCTCGGTCGCAACGAGAGTTCCCTCGTCCTAACGGGCCCGCAGTCGAGGCAATTGAAGTTATGCAGCGCGATGTCATCCCGCGTCGGGTGTGGCTCGATGGTCGCCAGCCGCACGCTTGGCTTATGGCACACCGGGCAAATCTCTCTGATATGGAACTGTAACTCCACGCTGATCTCATTGCTGCGCCGGCATCCTGCCGACTGGATTATTTGCTGACGCAAACGCAACAGAACAGACAATTTCATCCTCTCGCGAGTTTCAGGTGCGCGCCGGGTCGTTCGGTATTCTCAAGCGCGATCTGGCGCAGATGATCGTTGACGGCGCGGATGAAGGGCTCGTGAAACGCCTCGGCGCCGGATGCCTGCAGCACCGAAAACCCGCACGGACAGCCGAAGAACAGGCACTTGCCGTCGGCGTCGCCTCGCGCGCTCATGCGCCAATGGTGCCGGGCCGCGCTCATGCCGGCGCCTTCGGCGACCAGATAAAGCCGACATTGCCCGGCGGCGGATCGAGCTTGCGGATGTGGCCGTAGGCGGCGAGCTTCGATAATATGCTGCCGACGTTGTACTTCGCGGCGCCGAGCCGATGGGCGAGCTGCGCGGTGGTGGCGCCTCTCGGCGCGGCATTGACCGCCGCCAGTATCTGCTCCCGTGTGGCGTTCATGAAATCTTCCCCCTCATTTGACCAGATAAGGAAGCGGCGAGCCCTCTGCCGTTTCGCGTTTCCCCGAGGGCTCGCCGCATTGTGGCGCCTGGAACGATGATGCGCCGCAATTGCATTGATCCTTGCAGCCGGCGAAGAAACCGCCGATCGGGAAACCGACCGAGACGCCGCAGCAGAAGATCAAAAACTCGATCAGGTGGTGAGCCATGGCGCGCTCCGTTGATGACGTTCGCCGATCACGGCAAACACAACCGCACGCATGGCAACAAGGTCGTTTCGCTGCGCCCATAGGCGCTGGCAGGTCAAAAAAGGATCGATGCCCAAGTCAGACCAGAACGCCCGCTCGCCGATCTGATGCTGCGCGCGCTGCGCTAGGCGATGGTGTTCGGGGCAAACTGGCAACGCCCAGCGATCGTCAGGGCGCTTGCCGGTGCCGCTGGCTTTGCCGTGCGCACCGCTCGCTGATCTTAGGTGAGAAGCTTCGCCGCACGGATCCTGGCCGCAGTGCAGGCACGGGCAGGCGCGGATATGGTCGAGATAGGCTTCGCCGCGCTCCGGGCCTTCGGACTTCATCGCGTCGCGAAGCGCAAAGGCGCGCTTGAGCAGCGTTCCGGGACGCTCGATCGGCACGATGCGCTGAGGAAATATAATCATCGCACAACTCGCTCAAGCTCGCCGAGCGTCGTTGGGTTGGCCTCGTCGAGCTGCGCTTCGAGCGCGTCGTCAAAAAACTGGCGGGCGCCATCTTCATCGCCGCACGCGCGGGCCGCGGCCACGATCATGGCGACATTGATGGCCAGCGCGTTCAAGACCTCTTGAGCTGTGGCGCGGGAGGTCGGACGGCGAAGGTAGTGATCGCGGACGTCTTCAAGTAGCTCCTTGGCCAACATGGCGACGGCATCGCGATCGAGAGGAATGCCCGAGCCGTCGCTCATGACCATACCACCAAGCCGCAATATCGGCACTTCGTCTCACCGCACGACGTCTTGAACAGATGACCGCTGGGGCTGTCGCAATCGTTGTCGTCAAGGCAGGCGAATTCGTCGCCGGCATTTTCAAGGGCGTCGAGTTCCTCCAAAACGAACTCTTCGATCAACCTCCGGTCTGCAAGGCCCACACTCATGACGGCCACCCGATGATCAGCACGGTGCCGGCGATGTAGGGCGAAACCGCGACGAGGGCGATAGCAACGCCGACGATCAGCGAGAGCGCGACAGCAGTGTGGCCCATGGCAATCACCATTCCCGTTCGTTCGAATGCGGATCGACGAAAATGCGTTTGATGTTGCGCCAGAGGCGCGCGAGCCGGGTCATGATCGTCACCACGTCGTAAACCAGCCGTCGGCGAATACGCGGGTGCGCACCGCATAGGCTTGGCCTTTGAGTTGTTTGATCCGCTTATAGATCGCGGCGCAGTCGTGCTGCCGGCGCCGGCGCCAGGCGCGGGCGTGTTCGCGCTCAAGCGTCTCGATTTCTAGCGCGTCACAATGGGCGCAGGCGTAGGCGAGATCGAAATCGGCGCGGGTATTGAGTTCCGGCAACGGGATTGGCGCGGGCAGCGGCGCGCGCGTCGGGAAGGGATGGTCGCGGAGGATGGCGACGGTTTCTTCGACGGCGTTGGCGTGGGCCATGGAGGTCTTTCCCCGATGGGGGAGAATGTAACCGAAGCGGTCACAAAGTCAATACGGCAGTCACGTCAATGTGACTGAATTGGTCACAAGCCGAAGCTGCGTTGCAACTCAAGGGGATATGCGGTGGACCGCTTTAGCGCGGGGCTTGATAGGGCTGGGTCGCGGCGCTGGTGCCGGCTGCAAGGTTGGCCCCGGTTCCAACGCCGGTTTGGCTCGATGATGTGCCTGTCAGGACACCGTTTCGGTCGAAATTGAAGGTAACAGCCGACATTTGCGTATCATATCCTGCTACCAATGGCCCGATATAGGGAATAAAATTCTGCGCTTGCGACCTTATGGCGGTATAGCTGTAGATCGCCATCCGGGTGCCGTCGGGCATCACATTCGCCGTGGTCGGCGCGCCCAACGCGGCCGTGACGTCGGCATAGGTCGACGATCCGACCTTGAAGGATTCTGCCTGCTGCTCGGAGACCTTGACGCCGGAGGCCGCGCATCCTGCTAGTGCCGCCGCCAAAATGAGGCTAATTGTGGTGCGCATTGCCATCCCCTATAACGTATTGATAATACTTATATTTTATCGCTCACCCTTAACGATACGCTGTACGATATCGGCCGCCATGGCTTTGACGTCATCCGGTGCCGTCCGGACCAGGGCGTCCAAGGAAACGGCCCCAGGAGGGCGCCAGAGCTCTTCTGGCTCGATCCCCAAGGCCTGGGCCCAATCTGCCTGCTTGGCGGAATTAACGCGCCAGGGCTGCCGCTCAAGGCGATAGACGCTCTCCCGCTCGATGCCAAGCATCTCAGCCATTTTGGTGGCCGAAATCTTCTTGGCGTTGCGATGTTCCTTGAGGAACAGGTGCCCGCGCGGGGGCTTTCGGGGACGGATGCCCATGGCGAGAAGCATAGGGGTGCGTCCTTCCACAGTCTGATGACCGGCATGGTCACATCCCATATTGAGTGCTGTGACCAAATAGGTTACACATGCGAATCATGGAAGCGATTCCCGCCCTTAAGGCATTTCGCGAAGCCCACGAGCCGCACCTGTCGCAGCAAGACGCGGCGGCGCTGGTCGGCGTCGCACGCGAAACCTGGGCGCGCTGGGAATCCGGCAAGCGGCGCGTCGACAACGACAGACTGCCGCTCGTCTCTGAAAAAACCGGAATTCCACAGGCCGTGTTGCGGCCCGATCTGGCGCGGCTGATGGGAAAGACTGAAGCCGCGCCAGCGGAGGCCGCCGAATGAGCCTAGCTGTGCAAATTCGCCGGCTCCGGCCTTGCGATCGCCACGGCGGGATAGCGCTCGATTGGCATCATCAAGCTCGTGATCGGGCAAACTCTCGCAAATTCCACTGCGATCTTTTGCCAGCATCCGTCGAAAAAGCGCCAGCGGAAATAGATCATACGCACGTTCTCGCCGAGCAGCTCCATCTTGCCGAGACCGTCGACATAGAAATCGGTAATCGGGCCAAGCTCGATCAACCTCGAATTCTCGAATTCCGACATGGTTTTGCTCCCTCTTGCGTCTTATGCGCGAAAAAATCCTACCAGGGAGCGTGTCAGGGTTGTGACGCATCTGCGGGTGCGGTTAACGCGAGTTCGCTGGGGCAAAAGAATTCGGTCGTTCGTCAGGCGACGAACCGGCGCGCGCGAGCCTTTCGACGCTGTACCCTCCAGGCTCGCGCGCGCTTCGCTGCAGTTCTGTGTGTTGGTGGAGTTTCGTCATGTCAGCCCCTGTCGAATCACTACCGTCGAACGAGTTCCCTGCAGCAAAAATCGACGGACGTTCCCGCCCGCTCGCGGACGAAAATGTCCAACGTGAGATGCGCTCGCCGCCGATCGCGGACAGTTCTGTCCCGACAGATGGCGCCGAGCCAGCAAATAAGGACATTTCTGTCCGTCACACTGCTCCAACCGGCACTCCCAAGATCGTGCGGCGCAAATTCGGCGAGGTTGCCAAAATCCTTTGGGATAAGCCCGACGTCGCTATCGCGACCATCGCCAAGTGCGACCCGCGCACCGGCCGGCGCATCTTGCGCGGCGAGCTCGACGTGCCGGCCTGCGTTCTCTTGGCCGCCGATGAGGAAATGCTGCGGCCGCTCGATTGAACTTTTCCGGAGCGCCGCATGAGCGAACGCTCCCTCCTTGGCCGATCTCAGATCGTCATCCTGCGCTCGTTATTTGCTCGCGGCGCCGCGGTTCGCCCCGTCTCACTTGAGCGCGACTGGCAGCGCGAATTCACGCCTTCGCTGTCTCGGCGCGGCCTGATCGAGGTCTGGTATCGCCAAGCCATGGGCGACGACTTTGCGCTGCGCGGCCCGTTCGTCAGCTTGAGCATCGCCGGCACTCGTCTTGCCGCAGCACTCTTTCACCGCGCGCCTCGGCGGTTTTCAGGGGCGGAGCAATCGTCGTGATCAATCATCCGAACCGCAGCAAGAAACCCGTCACCAAGATCACCCGCGCGGTCGCCAAGCGCGTTCTTAAAGTGGTCGACGCCGGTTTGACGAGCGGGATGGGCAATCCCAAGCCGGGTCAGATGTGCGTCGAAGCCGCGGTCTGCTACGCGATGGGATTGCCGCACGGCGATAATCCGGACTGCGTTTCGCGCGCGCTGCGCTCGCTGAAAATCAGGCTCAACGACAGCGCCTGGTCATCCGACCAGGCGCGCGCCAAAGGGCTTCGTCGTCTCGCCATTGCACAGCTCGGTTCTGCCGGATTTCTCGACGAGAGCGAGTTCATCAAGCGCGTCCTGGGCGTTGTCATCCGCAAGACTTTCCCGACGGCCTTCCGCGCGGTCGCTGCCGTCATCAAAGATGAGGGTCGGAAAGCGAAGTGGAGCGACCTCGCCGCGCGCTGCGAGGCAGCGCCCGAACAAATAACCCCGCGCGAAGCGCGACAATTTTTCATTGAGCTAAAACGGAACGCCTACGCCTACGCCGCCGCCGACGCCTACGCCGCCGCCGCCGACGCCTACGCCTACGCCGCCGCCGACGCCTACGCCGACGCCGCCGCCTACGCCGCCGCCGCCGACGCCGCCGCCGCCGCCGCCGACGCCGCCGCCGACGCCGCCGCCGCCGCCGCCGACGCCGCCGCCTACGCCGCCTACGCCGCCGCCTACGCCGCCGCCTAC